CGGGGGAGGAGTTGACCTCCGCTGGGTTCCCGGACGGTCCTGGAGGGGTTCCAGGGCTCTCGTCCCCCGAAACAAAAACGCCCCGGCTGGAGAGCCGGGGCGCGAGAGCGAGCAGGCGGATTAGTACACCTGGACAAAACCCAATTTTAGGAGGAGCGCCACCGGGCACTGGGCCAGAAGGGCCATCTCCTGCTCGTTGAAATTGCCGTACTTGGAGTAGTGGCTTTCCATCTCACCGACGCAGACGTGAACACCTTGGCCGTCAAGGAGCACCACGCGCTCTTCGTTGTCCACCGTCAGGGTGAGAATGAAGGGAGCCGAGCCGTCAAAGAACCGCTCGCAGCCGGACCAGCATTCCCAGTCCGAGGAGTCGAACCGGCGAGGAGTGAGGGAGGTAGTAACAGTTTTCATTTTCCGTATTCTAGTTTTTGGTTTTCGTTTCGCAGTCCCCGGTCATCGGGAACGGGGATACTATGGCTGAGACCGGGAGAAAGGTAAAGTATTATTTTCAACTATTTTTGGGACGGTCCAGGAGGACTCCCGGACGCCGGGACGAGGGAACCGGCTCCCCGTCCTCCAGGGGTCCGCTGGACGGCTTTCGGGAGCCGGGGGAGGAGTTGACCTCCGCTGGGTTCCCGGACGGTCCTGGAGGGGTTCTAAGGAAACCAAGCGGGAGGGAGCCTCAACCCCGCCGTGCGTCGGCCACATGCAGCTGCCTACACTTAGGACACGTTCTCGCGGTTGGTTGCCTTCTTTACGAGCTCGGCCGCTGTGGTCTGATATACGCCATACTCCAGCGACCGAAGCCCGATGTGAGCCTTCTCGAGTTCACCCGGCGCCAGGTGTTCAACGTGAGACCGGAGCCGGGTCCAGGCTTCCTGCATTCGCGCCGTCCACAGCTTGGAGTCTTCGGAGCTCTTGCAGAGCTTTCTCCGCCTCGTCCCGCCAAAGGGGACCACTAACGGGTTTCCACCAAAACCAGGAACGCCGTTCAATCCGGTACTGAAGTCTCCCGGTGTAGGTGATGGTGTGGAATTGAATTCTGTAGGGTGCGTTTGTAGTTAGCATAGACTTTCAAATCCAATGTGTTCCAGAAGGGAATTAGGGCATTGGGAAAGGTAGGCCATCTCAACCTGGTCAAAGACCCCAGTCATTCCATAGCACGCGAAATATCCCAGCGACTTCTCGCGGATGTAGATTCCGTTAGCGTCCAGGACAGTGACCCGGCTCTTCGTCTTCACAATAAGCGGGGCAGAACCGTCCGCGAACCGAACAAAGTCGGGCCAGCGTTTCCAATCCGCGGACGTGAACGGGCGGGGTGTCATGCGATTTCCACGGTTTGGGATTCACCGACACAGAGGGTGCGAGCGGCAGCCAGCACCGAACCGTTTACGACAGAGACCGGAGTGACTAAGACGTAGCGGTTTCCGTTCATCGAATCAATCGCCTGGGCGCGGATGGCGGACAACTTTCCAGACCCATCGAACGCTACCCTCACCTCCAAGGCCGACCCGTCCGCCCAGTATGGGAAGGATGACATGACCGTGAAAATCTCAGCCGTTTCACGCCGCACCGTTAGGGTTTTGGTTTTCATATTTCCGTATTCTAGTTTTTGGTTTTCGTTTCGCAGTCCCCGGTCATCGGGAACGGGGATACTATGGCTGAGACCGGGAGAAAGGTAAAGTATTATTTTCAACTATTTTAGGACGGTCCTGGAGGACTCCCGGACGCCGGGACGAGGGAACCGGCTCCCCGTCCTCCAGGGGTCCGCTGGACGGCTTTCGGGAGCCGGGGGAGGAGTTGACCTCCGCTGGGTTCCCGGACGGTCCTGGAGGGGTTCCAGGGCTCTCGTCCCCCGAAACAAAAACGCCCCGGCTGGAGAGCCGGGGCGCGAGAGCGAGCAGGCGGATTAGTAGCCGCGAACGTTGCGGACAGTCACCACGTTCTCGAACGTTGCGCAGAGCACCGCGAGTTCCGTGGTCGTAAGCGGCTTAAACGCATAGTCCCGGTCGGCCGGGATAGAGAACCCGAATTGACCGCCCTCGGAGCCATAGTAGAGACCGGTCACCGAGTTCTTGGCGAAATAGGTAGTCTCCGGGAGCGTCTTCAAAAGGGACTCCATCTCGTCGCGCTGACGAACCACCAGCTCCGCAATCTTGGCGAGGGAGTCCATTGAGTACGGCACCCCTTTGTAAGTAACCGTACCATTCGTGTTTGGGAAAACGTTCATCAGGCCAAGCGGGGCGAGGACGGCCTTATTCTCTTCGGCCCAAACGAGGCGGGCAGCTTCCCGGTCCTTTTGCTCCTGCTTGGCATGCTCCTTCTTGTCCTCCTCCGACCGGAGGGTGGCGAGCTTGTCGAAGATCTTGTCCGCGAAGTCCGCATTCAGGGGAAACGCCGCCTCGCCCTTGGCCGGCTTGAAGGTGCACCACTTAGTCCCGGCGATGAACTTGAGGGAGGTCACTCGACCATAGCTTGAGTCTGAATAGAGCCCCACCCGACCAAACGAAGTGTAGGCGAAGGCCGAGTAGGAGTTGACGTAAACCTCTGGGGTCATACCGTGCTTTTTGAGGATCTCCACGAGCGACGCCCTCAGGTCCACCTGAATCGTTTGGCGAAGAGCCTCCTGCGCTTCCTGCTGGCGGATGCAATCCGTAGGCGCCCACTCGTTCATCAATCCCGCTTCAATTTCCGCCTTGTGGGTCAGGTTATACGCCGCGCAGTCAGCCGAACTTTTATCAACGATGATTTTCATATTTTCCGTATTCTAGTTTTTGGTTTTTCGTTTTCGCAGTCCCCGGTCATCGGGAACGGGGATACTATGGCTGAGACCGGGGGAAAGGTAAAGTATTATTTTCAACTATTTTTTTGGGACGGTCCAGGGGCTTCCAGACACCGCCTTGTCCTGTTCAGTTACAACGTCTGGGGTTATCGGGAGTACCGTGTTGCTGTTCCCTTTCCAGACACAGCGCCAGTCATCGCAAACCAGCCGAACAGGGCGCTGCTGCGAATCCGCGCCCCGCTTGACGGCTCGGATGCAGCAGGTTCTATTATGGTTTCGGGGCTTTCAAAGTCTCGGTCGGCGCGGATCGGTGAGCTTCCGCGTTCGGCGCAACTGGTTCAACCGCTTCCCCGCCGAACACGTCTTCCCAGATTTCAGCGTGTCTCTCGCAGAACCGATGGCCGATGACCGCATCACGCTTGACTGCCGGGCGTCCGCATGGCGTGCCATAGCAGTCCATGATCCAGCCGCAATGCGCCGAACCAGGCGCTTCAGCCAACGGGCTGGGCAGTTCACTTTTGGGTGTATCCATAGTCATGGGTGCCCAGCCCGTTGCTGAGCTTGGTTGTTCTGCCGCCGGGCGGAGCGCTTCTTCTTTCCGCGCTTCTTGCCCTTGGGCCATCCGCCTAGCTTCGCGTTATCACGCGCTGCTTGCGCCTTCGCAGGCGTCGAGATGCTTCCGAGCATCGCGGCGGCATTGATGGGTTTTCCGCAGTGTGGGCAGTTCATCGCTTGCATACCTTTTCCCACACTTCGCGCATGATTTTCAGGTTTCCGGCTTCTGCCACGTCTATCAGTTCGCGGGCCTTCTCAACCAAATCGAGACGGACGGCCAGCGCACCTTTGCCGTATGTTTTTGTCCCGTGTTCCTCCATGTGTTCACATTCGCGTTCGCACAGAGTTGCCAGCACTCCAGCCACGTCACTGAGGGATTGCTGATTCCACTCGGCTTCACTTGGGTCTCCGTATTCACGTAGATTCATGATGCCACCGTGAGTTTGATTGTTTTTCCGTCAAAGCTGGCGATATGGCGGAACAGCATTGATTCACCACTGTCCAGTGCGAACCCGTCGCGCTCTACGTCATTCACGCGGCCTTCCGCGATTTCGTCGTTGTATTTGTTCAGCACCGTCACCGTCATCCCGACTTCGATTTCGTATTTCGTTTTCATGGCGCTATCATATACCCATCGCTGGGTATTGCAAGCACTATTTTCACTTTTCTTCCGATTGTTTGTAAGTCGTTGACCGGACGGCAGAACCACCGCATGGAGCTAACCGCCGATTGCGCCTCAGGCGAGTTCATGGCGTTTTTGTCGGCGGTAGCTCATGCGGAGCGTTCGGCGGGTAGTAGCGCAGCCGTGCTTTGACTGCGAACGCCCCACGTTTCATGGCGTCTTCTATTTCTTCGCGTCCGGGCCAGCCGAGCGCGATGCGCCATGCGTCGGCCTCGGTAGTCAGGTCGCTTCCGGTGACGATGTGGCCGTGAGGAAACACTACTGCCCACATATCGCGGTAGATCGCCGAACAAGGCGATGGAGACGAACAGCCGCCCCGCGAGTCAGGCAAATCGGGCGTCGGGATGGGGCGGCTGTCGCTCATCTTAATCGTTCGGTGGAAAAGCCTCACTTAGCAATTGCTCCATTCCGCGCCGAAGGTTTCCGAGTCTGGTTGCCCTGCCGTCACGCATTGGCCACAGGTTGCAGGCGAACACTAAGTCTTCGAGGTCTTGCTTCGAGAGTAGTGCCGCCACACCGCCATCTTCGAGCGCGGTCAGCAGTTTGTGTTCTATCACATCGCGGGTTGTCCGTTCCACCGAACAAGGCGCTGGAGACGAACCGGCGGATCGCTGGTCTTCGTTTGGATTTCTGCGTGTTGTAGCCATAGGTTATTCGCGCCGGTCGCTCAGCTTGTCGTTCGGCGGATACATCATGCGATGCTGGCGTTCGAGAGATTCACCGAGGCAGTCTCGGAAGTTCTTCCATTCGGTTTCTTTGCCATCGCGCTCGGATATTTGCCACGCCGAGCGGCACAGGTCGTTTGCATCTACCAGCGCCGTCGCGAGCCTGCGGAGCGCAAAGGCTGCGTCCATCAGAGGCTTGCCGTAGGCTGCTTCGCCATTGTCAGCATGTTGGAGCGCGGACATTTCGAGTTGGTCAGCGAGTTCCATTTCCGCCGAACAAGGGCGCTGCACCGAATCCGCGCCCCGCTTTGCGTTTGATGTCTTGCTCATATTCCACTGTCCACCATCCGGCTGGCACTCTCGGTTTTCGTTTTCGCAGTCCCCGGTCATCGGGAACGGGGATACTATGGCTGAGACCGGGGGAAAAGTAAAGTATTAGGTTCAACTATTTTTGGGCGGACTATTTTCGGGCGACTTTAGATCGGCAAACCGGTCTCATGAACTTAGCGATCGCGCGGACCCCGCACACTGATCCTGCCTCGGGAAAAGATTCCTTACCCCTCCCCCGGTACGGGGATGTGCACCCCGCTCTCACAGAGGTCCGCGGGACAACTATTTTAGGCACACTACAGCCTGACATCGCCGCCGAGAGGACACCTCCAAACGCCCCCAGACGCCCCTATCCCGAACGCGTGAATTTCACGCGTCAGTCCATCGCCTCGTTTTATCAACACAAACCCTAACTCGTACTCAAATTCTCAGCAACTTTAACGGTATTTTAAGACCATCGGCTCTCCTTTAACGCAATTCCCAAGGACTTCCATTCCGCGATTACTCTGTCGTCTTGTTACATCATGGTAATGCCCAGTAGGGGTGGGGCAAACCCTATATTCTACTACTCCCGCTTAACTCACTTAACCTAAAAAAGTTGATTCCCCCGGCTTGATCGGCTTTTTAGCGACTTAACCTCAAAAAGTGCTAAACCCCTACACCTGCTAGGCCACGCTTAACGTACTCGACATCAGACCCCTTTTTTCGGCCGTCCAGCCTCCAGCCAAAACCTGGAGCGCCCTTCTGAGGTTAAGTACGTTAAGTACGTTAAGCGTGGCCTAGCAGGTGTAGGGGTTTAGGAGTCGGCCTAAACGGCTGAGGTTAAGCCGCCTAAGCCGAGGTTAAGCCGAGGCTACGCGTGAAATTCACGCGTTTCTTCTTTCCGCCCCGGTCAACTTCACCCCGCCCAGGCTCCCGTCCTGGACCGTCCGGGAACCCGGCGGAGGTCAACTCCTCCCCCAGCTCCCAAAAGCCGTCCAGCGGACCCCTGGAGGACGGGAAACCCTACTCCGTAATCAGCCCAAGGCTAGCCGCAACGGCGCACTGAATCATCTCGCAGTCACGAAGATGGTCCGGCCAGTCCTTAACCCGCTTCTCCCAGTGACCGGTGGTCTCGTTCCGCACCTCTGCGGCGTTGTGGTGCTGGTAGTCTTCGGTGTTGGCTGAGTCGGAGATCGTCCACTGCCACCCGCCCTCCCCAGCGCGCATAGCGTGCATCAAGTCTTTGAAATAGTCGGACACGAAATCCAGTCGGTTCATGCTGGCGAGATTACGCAGCCCGTTGTTTGGGTTCGCGTCAATGGGCGCGAACCTCCAGGGCACTATCGCGCCGGACTCGTTCTTCCATTCCCGCTTCGGAGTCCCCCCAACAGGCAGCCACCCCAGGTAAAGCGCGGTCCCCTGTCCCCCGTCGGGCTCGATGATGTCAGAGTGTAGGGCACAGCGACGCACAACCTCGTGCGTATTCCACCGGGTGTCCAGCGCAACGCACTCATTTGCTATACCGTGCCGCATCTGGAACTGTTCAATGTCCTGCCAGGAGTTAAAGCTGCCCGACTCAATGCCGTGACAGCGTAGGTGGGCCCAGGCGCGCAACACCCACCAGAAATGGGGTGCGCGTTGTTGTGGGTCAATAGTCAGCAGCTTCGTCCACTCGTTGGTGACCTCAACCGTTATCCCGCGAGCCACAGTTGTAGTAATCTCGACTCGGTCCTGGGACCGATAGGGCTCGGCCAGCTCCCCGTTGATAAAGCCCTGGGCCCCCTGGAGACTGTTTTTGGCAGATAGGAATTTTACGGCGAGCCGGCCAAACGTAGTTTGCGGCGAAGACGCCCACATGGAAGGGAGATGCCGCACAACAAAAGTGGATGTGTCCCCCGGCTCCACGGGCACCCAGGTCGGACGCCCTGAGGTGGATATGATGCTGCGCAGCGTGGGGAGCCATTTTCCGTTGCGGCACATCACGGTCTTCATGGACTCAAGGAGATGCCCCTGGCAGAACGGACACACCAGGTGGGCGGTGCGTTCCACCTTCGCCATGTCCCAGCTACCGTTGTCCCGTTTGGCCGAGGGGTCCCACTCCACGAAGGCTTCGTAACCCTGAACTGGGAACGTGGTGTATTTCCGGGACCAGGCCGGCACAACTAGCTGGTGGCAGTGGACGCAGGGTCCAAAGTAGCGATACAGAATGCCCCGACGCGCCTGCTGCCAGATAAGACCATTCTCGAGCGTTGGCGTGCTAGTCTTCCAACGCTGTGGGTAGGTCATGTTCTTGGTCCGCTGTTCGGCAAGGTCCACAGCGTCCGCCTCCCGCCTCCCGCCTCGGTCAAACTTGTCCACCTCGTCCAGGATAACCCGGCGACACGGCTGGGACGCAAGGTTGGCGGCGGAATTGCTGCCGACGAAGTTAAAGCTCGCAGCGCCCAGGATCTGGGTGGCACTGGCAAAGTCATGCCGGTCCGCCCCCTCGGGGATTAGATCTCGGGTGGGCCCAGAGGCGCGTAACAGGGGGAGCCACCGCTGGCGGGAGAACTTGCGGGCGAGGTCGATGTTGGGCATGACCCACAGGAAGCCGCACGGGTCGTTGACGGCACAGAACGCCGCCCCGCCCATGAGTGTTCCGGTCTTCTTCGTCTGGCTGCCCCAGACCAGCACCTCATCCGTGATGTTGGTGGATGCGAAATCGTCTAGCGGCGCAACAACGTATTCGCACCCGGCTGTGCGGAAGGGTCCATGGTTGTCGGTCTCATCGAACACTAGGTTCTCCACGCACCACTTGGAGGGCAGCTTGGTGTTCCTGGGCGCCAGCCCCGAGGCTATCCACTCGCGGAGCTGGTTGATGTGGTACGGTGTCACGGGAGGTAGGGGTTGACGTCCGCCGGGAGAACCTCCCCGAACACGACCAGGCCTTGGAGCAGGGTGTCCTTGAGCTCCACCGTGCCGTCCGAAGACAGCAGGTGGCACGAGCACACGTGTCCGCGCCTGAGCCACACTCGCGCAACATCCCTGGGCCGAAACTCCCACCGGACCACCACGGCTCCGGCGGGAAGGTTGGTGGGCGGTTCGGGGGCGGTTCTGGGGATCCCGAATACGTAGGGGCGAGAACAGATTGCTGTTGCCATAGGGTTACTTTGTTGTCTTGGACCGGGGTAGGAAGCTCCGAGCGAGGTCTTTCATGCCTTCAAAATTCCGCTGGCCGCGTTGTGCCAGGCGTCCGTTGTTCCGATCCCACGCCCCAGCTCCTTCCCCCCTTTGTCGAGGATGACATACACAGGGAGGGTCATCCCGTAAAGGATGCCGACATCGCGAGTTCGGAACGGCTTGGCGGACGGGTGCCGCCGGAGAACAGCAGCGCGTGCCCCGGTGGCGCCCAGGATGATGTGTGGGTTAAGATTCTTTTCCATAGAGCACATGGTAGATGAAGCCCAGCACGAGCACGCCGAGGCATAAATTTCCCCACCCTTCGCGGAGGAGGACGTGTGGCGACATATACCAGGTTAGCTTGGTAAAGATTGCGATGCCCAGGACTAGGAGCATGATGCGGAGAAGGTGTTTCATGCACAGCATAGCCTTAGATAAGAGGGTACGAGAAGTAGATGATGCCCTTCGTCCCGGGGGCACCGACGGTAGCGCCTGGCGTATTGTAGGCAAGGTTGGAGGCGCGGTCGAAAGGGAGGCCCAGCGCGACGAGGAGCTTGAAGGTGGCGGTCGGACCTTCTCCGTGATAGCCCCAGCTGCAGCCGCGGAAGGTCAGGGTCCCGTACTCCCCGTGGACCTGGACTTGGAACCATCCGTCCCCCTGCCCGCCACATTTTCCAACCACGTAAAGTGGCTTGCCGATTTTTGGGTGGTGAAGGAAAAACTCCCCGAGCACCTTTCGGCTAAGGTGTGAGCCAAGGAACCGATATTTCAACGGGCGGATGGTGACGGCTGGGAACTTGGCGGAAACGTCCAGCGCCTGCTGCAGCTGCGCGGTTTCGGGAGTAAGATACACAGTCGAATCAGTTTTCATTTTCCGTATTCTAGTTTTTGGTTTTCGTTTCGCAGTCCCCGGTCATCGGGAACGGGGATACTATGGCTGAGACCGGGAGAAAGGTAAAGTATTAGTTTCAATTTTCTTCTGGGTCGGGTGGAACCCCTGGGATCTTGCTGGTAAAATCGAAGTCCCTGCAACATTGTAGAGACCGGTCGCAGTACTCCGACAGAATAGCGCGAGCGTGTTCGGGATCGGCGGGATTTACGTGCGGCGCCAACGCCAGTGCGCCCAGGAATTGTTGACGCACCATGGACAACACCAGGTTCAGCGCAGCCTGGACCTCGCTGGTGGGGATGAGCTTTCGCTCTAGCTCGTCAGCCTCGGCTTCCTTGATGCGGCGCACAGCCCGTTCTTTTTCTGCGCGCTCGACAAGATAGTCCACGGACTGGGACACCTTTTTTCCGCCGTGGTTGGTGGCAAGCCACTCCAGGAACGGCAGGAGCTTAACAGTGCCATCCTTGTTGAACGCAGGACACCCGGCGTGCTTCAGTGACCGTAGGTAGGGATACGACAGCCCGGTGAGCGAGGCCATCTGCCGGATGCCTGAGAAGGTAGTGGGGAGAGTGTCGGTGGGCATGGTTACATGGGGGGCTGTTCTTCAGCTGGCAGTTCTTTCAAGGGGAGTTCCGGGGTCGTAAAGTCTGAAATTCCAAACTGCGAAACCCAGTGTTCGCGGCATACATCAAGCGGAGGCATCCACCAATAGTAGATACGCCGCGTAACCTCGTTGGTCCACCCCGGCTCCACCCCAGGCACCCGAACCACCCCTAGCGCCTGGGTCGCACAGATGCCAGGGCACATTCGCCGCATAAATTTTCCCAGCGTGGTCTCATTAGCTCTTCGGCCCAGGGTGGCTATTCTTCGCATATACCCGACGTAATCCTCCAGCAGGTCAAACTTAGCCACCTTCTCCGGCCACTCATCCACGTGGGACAGGTCATCTAGCAGACGACCGGACTGTAGTTTTCGGTACCACCATTCCTCTTCTGGGGTAAGGCTCAGCAGCTTCTGTTCCTTGAGAGCGGGGGTCTGCGGAACGACCCGAACCTGGAATCCCTCGAGGGGGTGGTTCAGCAGCTGGTATAACAGAGCCGAGGCTCCCTCGTGGGCCATCTGGTCCACGAGGGCTGCGAAGTAGGCATGGTTTTGCTTGTGCGTTGGGGCCACGTCTAACACGAAGAACCGACGCTCGTCCGCGCCCGCTGGCACCACCCAGTCGCTGTTGCTGGCAAGAATAACGTGGGTGAAATTGGGTCCCGTCTCAACGTCCACACCCTTGTGCTCAATTGTGAGCTGCTCTTCGGTGATCAGCGTCTTCAGCACGCTCTCGTGCTTTTTGTCTCCGGCGTAAAAGGCCTCGTCGCCAAACAGAACTACGACGTCTCGCAGGTGTGCGTTGAAGGAGCCCACCAGGTGTTTGGGGTCGCTGACCTGGATGAAGTGGCGCCCGAAGAGAGACCCGAACTGCTTGGCAAAAATAGACTTCCCTACCCCGCGTCCGCCCCGCAACACCACGCCCACCTGCCCAGGGCTGTCGGGGTGCTGTACGGCCATGGCCATCCAACCAATCAGGTAGTTGTAGTAGTCGTCGTTGCCGCTGCAAATGTTCTCCCGGACGTGGGTCAGGAATAGCCCACAGTCTCCTGGTCGTGGAGTGACAGCGAACCCTTTCCATAGGTTGTAGGCACCGGGGACGATCCTTCCGGGCGCAAAGACGATTGTGTTGAACTGTCTGCGCAGCGGGTGCTTGAGCCACCAGCGCCCCACCGGAACACTAATGGGCCGACCCTCCTTGTCCTTGCCGATCTCGATAGTCTTGTTGAGGTGCCGATTGTTGAAGTCTTCGAAGGTCTGCCGGGACAGACGGGACCGGCGCAACACAGGGTCTTCCACCTCCTCAATGACGCGGCACTTACCGCCCGTGTTTCCGATCACGGCGAACTGTTCGTTGAGCTTTCGTAGCCAGGGGTCAATGACCTCCTCATGGGCACGCTCAATCTGGCGCATGGCGTAACGGTTCGCCGAGGCTCCGGTCTCGAGGACACTTGCGCTGATGCCGAACCCTGGGTCCGTAATGACCGAGTAGATGACCTCGTCCGGCACGTTGCACCGAATCAGGTTGCACACTACGTCAAACAGCCAGGCTGACCGGCTATCGTCACCCGGCTTTATCTCGTCGGGGTATTTACCCTGGACGATGATGACTAGGATGCGGTCGGGAACGTTCCAGTGCTTTAGGTCCTCCACGCTTTCCAGGCGCTTGACCGAGTCAAAGGAGGGCTTGTCCTCGCCGTCGTTGGAAAACCCTCCAGTACCCGTCTGGAGGAGCGGGGCAGGGGTGAACTGGGAGAGCGGGTAAACCCGGTCCAGGTGCATCTCTATGACCTGGGCCAGGACCGGGGTCCGACCCGCCTTACGCTTCTTCGCGTTGGGCAGGTTCATGGTGCCCGGGAGGCGCATGATCCGGTCAATGTTGTGGCAGGCATCGGCGCCAAACACAGCCTCCAGCTGTTGGTTGTAACGGGCTGCCTCCTCCGCCCGGACCAGGTCTCCGTTGATTTCGATGGGCTCCACCAGACGCCAGAAGGCCTGGTACCCGCCACCCGAAAACACGATGACCGAGGGACGAGCTATTCCGCCGGGAGGGAAGCGGAAGAGGCCTAGAATTCGTGCCTGCTCCTGGGTCAGGTCGGCTCCGGGCCGAGGGTCAATATCTACGTGGAGGTAACAGACTCTGGCAATATCAGTGCGTTCTGCCTTGCGTGTGACCGGGCGAATGACCGGGTTGACGTGCCAATAAAGGTTGTTGCGGTGGTTGTTGTGGTCTAGCCACCGCACCAGTAGATCCTGGTCCCGCGGAAAGAACGTTTGGGTGTCCAGGGACTTGCAGTCTGGGGAGATGGCAGTTAGGGCCCAGGGTCCGTGGGGATAGACTGCCCCAAGAAATTCGAGGGGCGTCATACGCCATGACGCATCCAGAATTCAACTAGCTGGCGACACGGAGCGAGTCCACGCTCCATACGGTTCACCCACAATCGGGTACAGCCCAGGCGGTCGGCGACATTGCGCTGCGTCAGGGAATTACGTAGTCGGAGCAGAACGCAGCGTTCGTTCATGGTGGGCGTCACGGACTTGATCTTTCTTGGCAGCGCCAGCTTGTCCTGTTCGTACATGGCTATTGTGCGCCAGCTCACACCCCACCGTTTGGCCAGCGCACCCTGGGTTAGCCGTTGCCTGGTTCGCCAGAGACGTAAATTTTCTCCGTTAGTTATCTTAAACATGGGATTAATTCTTCGGATGATGGAGGTTTGGCCCAGCACCGCTGGGCCAGCTTATACAAAAGGTTTCTTGGAACCCGCCCCACGTGGGCAGATGCAGTTAGCCCGTCGAACAACAGCCACTCCCGGTGCACGCAGAGTAGCAGGCGCGCATTGCCCCTGTGGGTGGAGCGTTTCAACAGCCAAACCCGCTGCTGTGGTGTGAAGTGGTCTATGTGCACCACCGTCTCTTTTCTGGCGGGCCAGTCTGGGAGCCACTTTAACTCAAGCCAGCCTTCAACGAAATTAACATCCGGCGTACCGGGATACACCGGGTTTTCTACGGATATTGCATCTAAGGACCGTAGTAGATGGATTACCCGTTGTCGCATGTTCTGTTCACTCATCAGGCTGCGCGAAAAGTATAGCCTTACAGCGGTTGAATTCAAGCCAAAAATTTTCGGATCCTGGCGGAAACGGGATCTCGTTGACGAGGTGTTCTAGTTTCTCTGAGTACGCACGCTCAAGAGCGTAGTATGCCTCCCGGTCCTTGAAGGACAGACGTTCTTCAGAGAAGAACGGAACGAACGAGCGTCGGCTGTTTTCGCTCGTCGTAATTGCGCGGATGTTCCACCGATGGTAGCCCAGCCCACTCTCGATGCGATCAACCTGGAGGGAATACTTGGAAGACCCGCTGAGCTTGTGGTAGTCTGTCTTAAGGCAGAACTCCCGGAACTCCTCCCGCGTCAGGGTGAAGGGTTTTCCTCGCGCACGAGCGTGCGACCGCAGCTTGTTATATGCCCAGGTGATGGGGTGGCTCTGCTTGAACCGTCGGGTCCGGCACCGGGGGCAGTAGGGAGACTTGGCGTTCCGGGCCACGTAACCCCGACAATACTTAGTGCGGCATTTCATACAGATCGATGTCGATACGGGCTTCGTCAAACAACGATTGAGTCATGGCGTAGTCCAGGATGGACGTGCTAGGCGCACCGAGCACGGATACTACTCGCTGGATCCGAGCTTGAATCAAAAAAGAGGCACATCGAGAGCACGGAATTACCGGCCAGGTGTAGGCAGTCAGCCCCTCTTCCCGCCCGTTCAGAAAGAGCAGCGCATTCTCTTCGGCATGCAAGATGAGCTTGTGCTTTAGGCTTCGATTTTGCAACCGAAGCTCGGTGTCGGCAATTCCCTGCGGTAAGCCGTTGAAGCCCACGCTGGCGATGGTCTTATTCTTCCGAACAAGAACGCACCCCACCTTGGTGGTAGGGTCTTTGGACCAGGTGGACACCAGCTTGGCGAGTTCAAGAAACCGTTTGTCCCAGGAGTTCATAGGAGTTGGTATTCGACAATTCGGCACTTCCGGACAGTGTCATAGCGGTCGGTGATCCGCACAATGTTGTGGCCCTGTTTTTGCAGTCGCTTTATTCGAGCCTGGAACGCTCCAGAACTACCCCAGCCCATTGACTTCTGAAGGAGCTCGTAAGCCCGATGGGGGTTTCGGTCTTGTAGGATTTCTAGAAGCCGTTCGCAATCTTTCCGTATTTGGCTAGTCGTCATTTCAATTTCTCTGTTTCATTGTCTGCATCCCCACGGGCTCCAGGAAACCGGGACGGGGGACGCCGATTTCCGTCCTCCAGGGGTCCGCTGGACGGCTTTTGGGAGCCGGGGGAGGAGTTGCCCTCCGCTGGGTTCCCGGACGGTCCAGGACGGCTCCTGGAAACTGTAGCCTTCAGTCTTCATTCCACCTCCCCCCAGCTTGGGCCAACCTCCACATCAACCTGGCTTGGAACTTCCAGGTCAACGCACGTTCTCATACACTCCGCGACCCCTTCCGCCTCCTCCCGGGAGACCACCGTTAAGTCAAGCTCGTCGTGGACCTGCAGCTGTAACCGATACCCAGCCTTGTCAACCGCTACCATGGCTGCCTTAGTCTGGTCAGCACTACTTCCCTGGATAAGCCGGTTTAGGGCCTTGTGGGTCCAGTCGAAATTCCCCTCGGGGTCTTTTGGGAAGTGGCAGCGACGACCTAGAAGGGTGACGATAAATCCACGGCGGGAAGCCAGGTCAGTGCACTTTCGTGCGAGCTCTCGGATAAATGGAGCATGGGAATTGAACTTGTCAATGACCGCCTGTCCCTCGTCGCCAGCCACGCGAATGTTTCGACCGTTCCGTTCAATAATTTTGGTAGGAAGCCCAAGCTCGTCACAGAGCTTTGCACCACCCATTCCGTAACACATGCCAAGGTAGAGGTTCTTTGCCTGTTTTCTGGGCAGCCCAGTAAGCTCCGCCATCATCTGGTGGTTGTCCGTAAGCGGGTCATTCCGATAGCGTTCAGCGGCAACATTCGCCCTGGTGCAGCGAGACTTTACGGCGTAGTGCGTTGTCATTCGAGGTTCTTGCTGTGAGTAGTCCGCGCTGGCCCACAAACCGCCGTCGTCAGGAACATAGATGCTCCTCCACTGTTTTGCAAACTCGTCTCTTGCCGGCTGCTGTTGGAAGTTCGGGTGTTCACAAGATAACCTTCCGTACCGTGCACCCTTGACACCCTGCCCGTCGTCTCCTTCTCGCGCGAGCTGGTTGAAGATGCAATGAATCCTTCCGCGGGTCAGATGCTGCCGGATAGACTTTGCGAACGTTGTCCGCAGCTTATTTACCTTCCGTGCCCAGGCTAGGTGCTCTGCGACCGGGTGGTCTATTGTGTCAAGGAAGTCCGCGTCAATCTTGGGCTTTCCAGTGGCCGTCCGCCCCGGCTTGACCCCAATGCTGGACAGGACGGAGTTGATGATCTTGTTGGCCCAGACGGCTCCGACGGGAACTGTAATTCCCGTCATCCGGTGAACTTCGGCAAGAGCCTTTCCTTCCTCCTGCAAGGACCACTGCTCAATTTGCTCCAGCCTGCTCTGGTTTACGGCTACGCCCCGGTTCCGCATCTTTGCAAGAACGGGTAAGACCTCGCACTCGAGACCCCAGATCCTAGTTAGGTTGTTCTTCTCCAGCTCTCGTTCCTGGAGCCGAAGAATCTGAAGCGGGAGCCGAACGTCCTGCAGGGCATATGGAGCCACGAACCGCCCAGGGATCAAGGCCATCCCCCGCTTGGGGTCAGCGTCGTACCACTCGGCTGCATCCCGGAGCAAAGTCTCGTCTTTTCCGCTAAGCCCAAACCGGAGGGCAATGTTCTGCAGGGAGTAGCTTTCGTGCAGCTCGTAAATAAGTGGGTCCGCAATCTGGACATCCCGGTAGGAAGCCTTGTGGAAAAAGATTCCTGCTTCAACTAGGTAGTCCAGGTCGTAATTTAGGTTAGCCCCAACGATGTCCCCCGCAAAGGTCTTGGCCTGGTCCTTGAAGTAAGACAACACAGCCTCTCGCGGAAGGTTGTCTTCGGCGTGTCGGATTGGAAGATAATGGGCGGGTCCGTCCTCGAGGGCGAACCCGATTCCCGCGATGAACCCGTTTCGGCGAGGGCCAGGGCCAAGCTCCTTGATGTCGGGGTCGTGCGTTTCGATGTCGATGCACACTCGGCGGGCGTTGTCCCACGAGGGGAGGTCCCCCAGCTTGGGCGCAACCCAGGTGGACGTAGGCTTGAAGAGGGGGATTTGCATGCTAGGGGAGCAGGTTCCTGCACGCGGCATGGGCGGTTTCCATGTCTGCGAAGTCCTCGCTAGAAAACCGAGCACCACAGACGCACAGGTAGTCCGTTCCGACATCCGCGAATTGCGGGTGGTTTGCCAACTTCTTAGCCGTGAACCACTCCGTTGGCCTTACCGGATCCAGTAACTCAGACTCCACCAGCAACAGGTAGCGGCGGAGGTCTCGAAGGTCGTCCAGGATTCCCTCCTCCCGCTGGTCCCGTTTCGCAGCCTCGAAGATGTTGTAGCCCACCCGCGAGACCTGCTCTTCCAGTCGGTCCCACTTTCGAGCCAGCATCATGAAGGCTCCGACGCCGCCTCGTTTCTTCCAACTCCCGCCGTACTCTCTGTCTTTTTCCAGGAGCACAGCAACGTCGTTTGCACAGATGTATTCAAGCTTCTCTTTCATGTAGTTTTTGTTCTGCGTGTTTTATTTCTTCGGCTGTCAAGTCAACTGGCGCTCCCGTGTCCGCGAGAACCGCGTATTCCAGGGTAGCCGTTTCCCCCAGGATGGGATCCTGCAAGGCGCCAAACTTGTCGAGAGAACCACGTTCTGCGGGTTCCACGTAGAAGGTGGTTTCGACGGAAACGGTGACACCCTTCCGGACGATGGTGTGGTTTACCGTTCGAAGCATACCTTGACAAAGAGCCAGACGGCCAGGTAGAGAAGGTTCACCGCCAGGACCCCAAACAACAGCCCGTAAAAGATAGCGGGCAGGTAGTCTGGGGTTGGCGGGACCGGGGCAGGGGAAGCCGATTTCCCGTCCTCCAGAGGTCCGCTGGACGGCTTTTGGGAGCCGGGGGAGGACTTGATCTTCACCGGGGGAACCGGACGCTTTGAATTAGCGGGCGGCGTTGCGGCGTTCCCCTGCGGGGAATCCCAGCCGCCTAGTCTTTGGTAATCTTTGTTAGTCATCGTGACAAGTGTTGTTCTGGCGGTCGCTCATCTTGATTTGTTATGTGGCCTCGATTTCACCTCGCCCAAGGCATCTGTCGCATCGGGACAGGCACGGCTTTCAAGCCTCACCCGCATCGCACACCTCCGTGACCAGGTGGCGGATTTCGGGGTCGAGCTGCTTCTCGTGCTTCTTGAACCAGTTCCGCAGGTTCTCCATGACCTCCTGCCCCAGCGGAACGGGCTGCTCGCTGGCCCAGTACAGAAGTTCTAGCTTGTCCACCTGTTCGACCAGCCAGAGTTCGGCCTGCGTGAGCGCATTCCGGAGGTTCCGAATTGGAATCCCCGCGCTCTCAAGCGCATGCTCCTGGGCGGACTTGTAGGCCACCCGAAGGTCCTCGTTGGCCCAACCGGCAGTGCAGGGAAGGTCGCCCACCCACCGTTCCCCGAAGTCGTGGAACAGGAGGTAGATGATCACCTGCCGCCGAACGTTGGGCTGAATGGAGAGCAGCAACATCAACGCATCGAACGTGTGCTTTCCAACGCTGTAGCTTCCGACGTGAGGTTGCGTGTGGCAACGCTCCACATGGCTGCACCGACGAAACATCTTAATGGTTTGGTTCATAGGAGACTCCGTCATCTGAAGCTCGTTGTTGTTTCTTGAGACGTCGCTCGAGCCAGGCGACTCCTGCGGCAGCCCAGTCGGAGGCTGCGACCCGTGATCTACAGAACTCGATTGCGGCTTCCAGGCCGTGTGTTTTTCGCATCATGTAGGCCTCGTGCATTGGGTCTGCGATGTAGTGAAGAAACCACGCGGTTGGCGTTTCCGCCGACCCAGACAACCAGGTCTCAATCTGCTTTAACGGGAGATGCCCCAGCGGGCGGGTGACGACCTCCTCCAGAGCGTAGGGACAGGACGCCCCAATCTGGGCGGGAAGGACCTCCACCTGACTTAGGGTGTTCTTGTAGATGTGAAGGTTGTTTGTGAAGTGATAATACCGCCCCAGGGGGACAGACAGCTCGGTGGCAATCCACTCCATCAGCACAGAAAAGTGCACGCAGTTCGCACCGAGGGCACCCCAAACCAGGTCGTTACTCCGATTGCACACCGTCATGTCGAGCTGACCCTCATGGTTGAGCGCGAAATAGACATGGGTGTTGCAGGGGAGGTCTTTTGACTGCTGGTGGAGGAGGTCTTCTCGCGGGTCCCACATGCCAAGAACGGCGCGACGGCTGTCCTTGTCTCTTCCCAAGACCTCGACGATCTCGGCTAACTGGTCCACCCCGAAGTGGCGCCGCCACCGGTTCCCGTAGGCAGCGTTGAACCGAATGCCGTCGTCCGAAAATGACGCCATCCGAGCAACGTATTGCGTGAGGGAGGCCACATCGTTTTTACCAGCCAGCATCCACAGGGATTCGTAGAGGTGGAAGAACGGGTTGGCATCCCGCTCCGGCCAAAACACCACACGCTCCCACGGGTTGGTGTATTGCAACAGCACCGGCCCAGGGAGCTGAAGGACATCCCCGTTCCTGGATGGGCGCTCCACGCCGCACTTGAGAACGTGGTTCACCGCGATGGGCAGCATCTCGTGAGGATTTCTTGCAGTAAGTAAGGTCATGTTGCAGGCTTGAAGACTTGTTTTGGGCGACCTTCGCCCAGACGGACACGTTCGTATTTGTCAAACTCGCAGAGCGTGTGCTCCACGGTTCGCATATCCCAGATCGGCCACTCTGCAGGCCAGGCATCCTCGGAACAAAAGCTCGCGTCCAGGATATGCCGCATGTGCTCGCACATGGCTGCCTGTTGGGTGGGAGAATTGCGAAACCTTCCGAGCTTACCGTCCAGGACTCGGCTAAGTCCACGGGCAGCGCCAGGACCGGCGTTCGCCCAGGTCATCTTGTCCTCGTAAGGGAACAGGTAACTCAGGTCCGTGACCACCTCGTAGCTCATGAACGACCCAATGTAGGGAAAGGTGCACAGCCACTGATGTTGGTCCTGCAGCCGTTCGTAATGGCGGTAGCCTTCTTGGCGCGACCACTTTTGGAGCGGGTGGAGGATCTGGTCCAGTCCCTTGATCTTGTTGACACCGAACGGGGTTCGGATCATGTAGGCTCCGGTAACCACCTTGCCGCCCTGCTGGCGCACGGTAGTCAGCGCACGCTTCATGGCGCGACTATCCCACCCGTCGTTGAGCAGGATGTCCTTGACGGCCGACAGGGTATCGATCCGGTTGATGAACCGTGCAGCTACCGTGATCGGGAGCAGCCTCCAGTCCACAACGGCGTCGTCGTCAGGCACCAACGGCTTCAGCAGGTTTTGCAGAATCCACTGGGTAACCTTGTCATCGGTGCGGAACACGTTACAGAACCGGTACTTCTTAAGGATCGGATCTGGCGTCCAGGGGAAGGGTTTTCCCTCAAGTCGCAGCAGGTAAACCCGGTAGCGTTCCCGTGCGTAGGCAAAGAAATCGGCAAGGTGTTTCATAGGCCGAGCAGTTCTTTGACCTTCGCCAGCGCCTCTTCCCGACTCAGGCTATAGCGCACCACGCCAGGAGCCTCGTTCTGCAGACGCACCATAGTGCGCGTCACCTGCCCATACTTACCTCGGGTGTTCTCGGGGTCAACGGGCGTCTCCACGCCACGCGCCTTGCGGCGCAGATTGATGCTGTCCACGCAGACGTCAATCGGAGTGGTCAGGGCAATGACATGGGTCTCCCCCACCTCGGGGAGCTTGGCCGTGCGGGAAACCTCAACGCCAATCAGCAGACCCTCAAACAGCACGTCCCCCTCCTGGGCATGGTGGCGAACCATGTCGAAGATTCCAGTGGTGCCCGTGCTGATGGTGTCCGTGCCGCCACAAGCCGTCTCGTAATGGCCGATCACAAATAGAGGCTTCTTCCCAGGAGCGGAGAGCTTGTAGCACAGGGGTCGTTTCCGACCCGGCATGAAGATCGCAGTGCATTCCGGGTAACAGTCCATGACGGCACGGACTAGGGTGCTTTTACCGGACCCTGAGGTGCCGCGAATGTTGATGATTTTGTTCATAGCTTTGTTATTGTTTCGTGTGTGATGTTTAGGACCAGACGAAAGTCGGAGAGACGCACACCAGATAGGGCTATGGTCGCACCAACCTTCAAAAGAACTTCCCCTTCCGTAACGCTTTCTACCAGCCGCACCGCCTTGGAGACCCCGTCCATGAAGACCAGGTTGCCGTTGAGTTCCGCTGCCTTCGCAGCGGCGCGACGCAAAAGTAGAATCTCAGGCCTAACCACGGTTGATGACCTCCATCATAAAGGACTTCAACGAGTGGCGACCCTGGAGCACCGCGTCAACCGCCCGGTAGGCTTCCCGAAGGCTCACTTTATTCTGCAGCGCATACAGCAGCACGCAGAAATACACAGATCGGGTTCGGCCTGCCTCGCACAAGACCAGCACCCGGCTGCCCGGGATCGTCGCTAGGTGGTTAACCACAAAGTGCGCGAGCTGTTGGATGTCCGGCTCCAGCATACCACGTGAATCGGGTCGCGGGATATAGTGGTAGGTCACGCCCCAGCATTCCGAGAAATCATGGTCAAGTTTCGACCAGAAGTTCACCACCATGGTAATGCCGTGGCGTTGAAAGAATTCGCGTTTATCCTCGAGAGACCAGCTGAGGATCTGGCCACGCTGCAGGATAGTCGGGGTGATTACGTTCACCCCGCCGCGACGAGCCGGTTTCCCGTCCTCCAGAGGTCCGCTGGACGGCTTTTGGGAGCCGGGGGAGGAGTTGACCTCCGCTGGGTTCCCGGACGGTCCTGGAGGGGTTCCAGGGCTCCCGGACGCCGGTTTCGGGCCCACCGGGGCAGGGGAAGCCGGTTTCCCGTCCTCCAGAGGTCCGCTGGACGGCTTTTGGGAGCCGGGGGAGGAGTTGACCTCCGCTGGGTTCCCGGACGCATCGTTACGGGGAACCGGGTTGGCCCAACAGTTCTGACTGAGGGTCATGTTGTAGTCATACAGCAGGTCCGACCACACATAGCCATGGTCGCGCAACAGCGGGGTTAGATCCCAGCGCGTACCACACCAACGGTCCTGGTGTTCGCCCAGAACGGGGGCGGGAAACAGACTGGCCCGAGCCTTCCAGAAGTCAGCCTCGGAGAAGTCTGAATTCGCCAACAAGGGTGCCGTCTTCTTCAACAGCAACGGCTCCTGGTCGATAGTCCATCCCACATACTGCCGGCGGTCCTCAAACGCATCACGGTATTCACAGAGCATGGCTGCGAAGATGTAGAAGGTGCACCCTGGCACCTCCGCAGCAATCCGACGCGCCATCTCAGAGGCCAGCTCGTTCGTTCGCTCCGACGCATCCCGTGTATCCGTGAGGTAGGTGTCCGCGTTGGCTGGGTCCAGATACACCAGACACTTTCTCGGAGACCACGCACCCATGGCGCGGATGTCATACAGCTCTGCGGGAATGCCCACAAAACGGCGGAGTCCTTCGACCACCCGGATGCTGATGTACCGACCAAAGAACTGCACAGCGGTCACTTCCTCCCACACGGCATCGTAGTAGGCGGTTCGGCTTTTGTCCCGAGGCAGCTCTCGGATTCGCTGGTATCCGTTCCGCAGGAAGTCCACGTAGGAACGCAGGCAGGTCACGTAGTTCTCCACAGAACGCACACAGCGGCGTTCTCGGCGGGTGCCCGCCAGGATGCCCGGCCAGTTCTTCCGCACCCAGGCTTCCATGGGGGCGAAGTCCTGCAACACCGCCTCGGCAGAGAACTTGCTCCAGCAGGCAGCCCCAACCGCAAATGCGTAGGGGATCGCGTAGCACCCAATCCGCCACACCGTCTCCAGCTCGGAGCAGTTGTCAGATTTGGCAACGTGGCCCACCATCTGCAGGTGTGGACTGGGCTCGGACACCTGGAGCTTCTTGCGGGTGAAGTCAACGAACTTCTCCCAGTGCCATTCCGCGGGGTGCTCCGAAATCCCGTCGGGGAGTGTGTGGTGCTCAGGCATTGTCTTGGATGAAGTTCTCAACCGCCAGGCGACACTCGCTGTCACGAAACTGCTGTGGCGGTGTCTTAAAGAAGTAACTGCTGGGCCCCGTGATGGCACCGGAAAGTCCCCGGTCCAGGGCCAGTTTGGCGCAACGGATGGCGTCAATCACCACCCCGGCGCTGTTTGGGCTGTCCCACACCTCTAGGTGGGCAGTCACCAAGAGTGGCACATTCCCAAATGTGGTACCCTCAATTCGGATCTCGCAGAACTTGCGATCCCGCAGAAACGGAATGTGGTCGGAGGGACCCACATGGACATTCTCCTCCGGAACTGGGTAGGGGAGCATGCTGGTCACCGCCCCGGTCTTACTGACCTTCTTGGACTCCAGACGTTCCCGCTCCAGCATGTTGAGGAAGTCCGTGTTGCCGCCGAAATTGAGCTGGTAGGTGCGATCTACGCGCACCCCACGGTCGGCGAAAAGTGTGGCCAGCGTACGGTGCACAATAGTGGCGCCAACCTGGGACTTGATATCATCGCCCAGGACGGGGACGCTGGCTTGCGAAAACCGTTTCTGCCAGTACGGGCTGCTGGCGATAAACACCGGGATGCAGTTGACCAGCGCGCATTCCGCAGCCAGGATCTGCTCCACATACCACTTGGTGGCCATCTCGCTCCCGACGGGCAGATAGTTGACCACCACGTCCACATGGTGGTCTCGGAGAGCCTGCGTGATGTCTGCGGTTTCCCCCGGTGCGATGGGGATCAACGGCTCGCAATACTTCCCGACTCCATCGTGGCGCATGCCCCGGATCACGGGTGCGCCCAGGAGGGGCACGTTGGGCTCAAAGACCAGCGTGTTGTTGGGCTGTGCGAAGATGGCCTCGCTGACATCTCGCCCGACCTTGCGGCCGTCAATGTCAATGCCGAGCACCACCTCGATGTCCTGGATGGCGTAGCCACCGAGAACGTTGTGCATCAAACCGGGGACGCGTTCGTCCTTCTCGGTAATGTCCTTGTAGAAGGTCAGGCCTTGCACAAGGGAGGAGGCACAATTCCCAACCCCGAGAATTGCGAGCCGAAGTTTCTTTTTCATAGACGTGTGATTTTGGTTGCTGTTGTGTTCGTAAACTCAGTCCACAAAGGCGAAGATTTTGTCGCCGTCTTGGCGCAGGCCGTAGCCGTGCCAGGAGTTGCTGTTGAGGATGTGGTGGCGGAGCTTCTCCGCGTATTCAGGCACCTCCTTCTTGAGCTCCTCGAGGGTGGCTCCCTTCAGCATCGCCGTGATCAGACGCCCACGCGGGCTAGTGGTGCGAAACGGGCGCTGCGTGGCCAGCGGCTTGCGGTTGAAGATATTGGCCTCCTTCTCAGCCTTCTCGGCCTTGCTCTCGGCCTTGCTCTCGGCCTTGCTCTCGGCCTTGCTCTCGGCCTTGCTCTCGGCCTTGCTCTCTGCGATCTTCTTCGCAGTCTCCTGAGCCTGAAGGATGCGCTTGATGGCGACGTCCTTGGAGGGGAACTTCTTGACGGTCTCACCGGTGAGGTCGTTGTAGATGGCGGTCAACTCCGCACCGGTCTTTTGGAAGAGGTCCGCCGCACTGTAGGTCGTATTCATAGTCGTGATCTTGATTTTGTTTGTTTCTTTTCGGGCGTCGTTACCCGCCACGCCCGGTTCGGGTCGGCCGAACCGGGCGACGCGGATCACGAATTCTGACTCAGGTATTTGGAGAACGCGGCACGAATGCTTTTGCCGTCACGGGTCTCCTTCGTGGCGAGGAGGTAGGCCTCCTTAACACGCGAACTGGCGCTGTGCAGGGACAGCCGTCGGAGTGGACGAGGGTGGTGTTGAGAAGGGATGCTGTCGGGGGGAGGGCGCGATGAGTAAGGATTTCAGGCGTTTTCATTTTCAATATTCTAGTTTTTGGTTTTTCGTTTCGCAGTCCCCGGTCATCGGGAACGGGGATACTATGGCTGAGACCGGGAGAAAGGTAAAGTATTATTTTCAACTATTTTTGGGTGGCCTAATCTTCTTGTCAGGCGAGGCAATTCTCAGCGCCGCATTCAGAAGGGTTGCCGCAACCTCCGCAGAATACTCGTTGTTCGTGTCGGAGTGGAGAATGCTTTGGCATTCCGCATGCAGGAGCTGCCGCTGCTCCGCCGATAGCCTGCCTACGATTCGCAGGGCTTCGGGAAGTAGGGTTGTTCGTGCGAGGTGTTTTAGGTGGCTGATCGCGGGGCTCATTGTTGAATAATAGTTAGCTGTTTTGAGGCTCGTGTGATGGCTGTGTAAAGCCATGAATTTGCGGCCACTCCGAACGAGGCGCTTTCGTCCACCACCAGAACCCGTTCCCACTGGCTACCCTGGGACTTGTGGCAGGTTAGTGCGTAGCCGTAGTCAAACGATTCTAGCTTTCCGGCGCTCCACCAGGGCGCCTCCTGGCCCAGAAAGGGGTGGGCGCTGGCCGTGCATGTGACCGGCTGTCCCTCGTCCGAGTTGAGGCTCAGAAACACCTCCGATTCTGTGTGGCTGGTGGACTCCACCACCGTGAACAATTCCCCGTTGAGGATGCCAAGTTTGTGGTTGTTGCGAAGACACACCAACCGCTCGCCACTCTGGGGGAGGGGCGTGGTGTGCCCAAGGACGTAGTGGCGAAACGATGCGTTAATCTTCTGACGTGTCGCATTCCGGCCAACAATGATCTGGTCCGCCTTCTCCGCATAGGGTCGCAGCCGTGTTCCCTTATGGAGCACCTCGCTCGCGCCGTAACGCCCCGGCGAAAGTGGGGATCCACTACGCACCGCTGTGGCTAACTGAACGATCGGGTTGTCCTCCGCCTGGCGGTGAATCTGCGTTAACATGAAGTCGGGTTGTGCATCTGTGAAAAAGCCACCTCCGCGAACAGGCGGCAATTGCGCCGGGTCGCCCAGCGCGATCACGGGCACCCCGAATAAAAGTAGGTCGTGGCCCATTTGAGCGTCTACCATCGAACACTCGTCAATTACCACTAGCGCCGCATCCCGTACTGGGCTGTCCGGGTTCAGGTGGAAGCACGGCTTGGACACCCGTTTCCCCTCCTCATGGATCAACCGCTGTAGCTGGGCCACACGGACGGGGTCCGGAGAAGGTTCCTGTAGCAGCTGGGTCAACTGACCCTCCAATTCCTGTAGGGTTTTGTGACATCGCCCAGAGGGGACGTAGATCAGCCGGTGTAGTGTGGTCGCACCGGGGCACCCGTGCTGGCGCATGACGAGGGCTGCCTTACCCGTGTAGGCCGCAAACCACACAGGGCCATCCACCGCCTCGGCGAATTCTCGAGCCAGGGTGGTCTTGCCAGTACCAGCGTACCCAAAGAGGCGGAACACCGGGCAGTCCTTTTTGCGAAACCAGTTGTGAACCTGCGTCAACGCCGCCTCCTGCTGGGCAGTTCGCTGGACCCTGCTGCGAGGAGCCGGTTTTTCGTCCTCCCGGGGTCCGCTGGACGGCTTTTGGGAGCCGGGGGAGGAGTTTCTCTCCGCCGGGTTCCCGGACGGTCCAGACGGTCCAGGAGAACCTCGGGAGGGGGAGCCCTCCCGAGGTTGTGTTACTTTTGGCAGATGGATCACTGCGGGTTCCAGTCCGGATCGGTCGGAGCCGTTTCCTCCGCCGCAGCGGGAACAGAGGAAACCCGGTTGGTGCTGACCAGGTCGCGCAGTTCTCGCGCTGCCAGATAAGCGCTGGAGGTGGGTTCGAGCAGGCTCTTGGACATGTCCCCCTTGGCGGGATCGAACTTAATGTTGTAGAACGTGCCCTTGGGGTTCTTGTCCTCAAACGTGGTGACCCGCACCAGGTGGGCGTAGAGCGGGGGACGCACGCGCTGTCCGCTCGGGGTCTTGACCTGGAACATGGACACACGAGTCATCCACCGTTTGTACTGCCCAATCTTGGTCTTGGTACACGCAATGACAACAGGACCCGTCGGCTCGCTAGAGGCGTCCAATTGTACCGCGTACACGTAGAAGGTCTCCACCAGCTCGTTCCCCTCGGGCGTGGTGTATTGCCCAAACTGGGGGGAGCTTGCGCGAGCCTTCACGACCACGGGACTGGTGGGTTCGTGCACACCGAGGAATCCCCCGCCCTTCGCCTTGGGCAGCCACTCCACATAGAGATGGCGAGTGGTTGCGGGGACGATGTCCACCGCAGGCAGACAGTCATCGGTTACGCTGTTGTGCAACAGCCCCGGTTGGGCAGCTTCGAGACTGCGAACAATCGGGGAGTTGTCCTGTAACACAGCCAGCCACGGCAGACTGACGTCCGCCGGGGACTGGTGTTCGAATCCTGCGCCCATATCTGCGCCGTAATCGGCGACAGGCACGAGTGCAGTGGTGGGTTGCGTGGATTGTGTCTCCGGTGTTGCGGGAGACTGCGCGGTACTCTTTTTCATACTAGGCATTTACTGGCAGGGTTGCATTATCGTTCCCCTGGTGAACGTCTATTCATGCCGATTTCCCAACATAGGGTTAGGCACGAACAGAAATCTTGCTGACCCGTTTACGGAACACGTTGAACAATTCCAGCGGAACGTCAACGCCCTCCTTCAACTTCTCAGAGACAAAGGCAGACAACGTGCGGGGATGCACGGTGCGTTTCTCAGCGACCACGAGCTTCCGTTTCCGACGGGCGAGGTCTCGCACAAACTTCCGCGCCCAGTCCTCCTCGTCGCGCTGGAAGGTAATGGTGAAATTGCGCTTCACCAGATTGCCGTAATTGTGGGTGTCCAGCCACTCAATGGCGGGCACGTTAGTTGCCTCCGAAATGGACGCGAAGATGTTCTCGTCCAGCCTGACCTTTAACCCGGTGCTGGTGGTGAACTCGCTAACCCCAACCTCGTCCATGAGCGCAGGAATGTCTTCTTCGGCGATGATGCGCAACTGGTTTTCCAGCTCCTCAACCCGTGCTTGTGCGGCTGCCAGTTGGTGTTCGTATTCTCGTTGTTGCTGAGCCATCTCAGACAACCGTTTTAGTGCGTCGGTATTTTCCATATGTGTTCTGTGTTGTGCGTTATGTGCTACGGCTGATACGTGCCGTCGCCAGAATTCAAGGCTTCCTGGATGGACTCAGGTAGTCCGGTGTCATCCGGGTTCTCGTAGCCTAGTGCCTCCGACAAGTCTGCCTCCACGACCACGTATTCCTTCGACCGGGAGGACCACTGAAGCATGCGCAGCTTCGGGCAGTAGGAGGCGGCGATTGCCGTCGCCCACCCAATGAGGCAGGGGTTGCCCAACAGGAGGAGGTAGTCATCGCTGGTGAACGCAGACAGCTTTCTGCTGAGTTCGGCAATGACGGACTCAGGATTAAAGGGACCAGCGGTGGGGCTGAGCAACGGAACGAGCCTTCCGTACCGCTCCGCTGAGGCAGTGTTGAACTTGGGCACAAGGTCGCCAGCGGCATTTGCCTTGTACTGGTGCTGAATTAAATACACGGTACTCATGTGTTATGATTTGTGTTGGAGCCAGCTCCGGACCTCGTCACCGAGAGCGGAGTCAGCAATTTGCTTTTTCTCGACTAGGCGCTTGACGATATGTTCGTCCACAGTTCCTTCCGCAATTAAATCTACGTAGGTCACGGGGTGTTTTTGCCCAGGACGGTGGGCGCGATCCTCGGATTGCAGCCGGTCCACGAGTCGGAAAGTGGTGTTGTAGTAGATCACCAGCGTGGCCTGAACTAGTGTTAGGCCCTCGGTCATACTCAGGTTGGCCACGAACCACTTCCGGCGTCCCGCAATAAAATCTGCCTTGGCCCTAGCACGGTCGTCATCCGACACCTGCCCATCGTACCGGGCAGCCTGGTCGCCCAGGGCGGTAACAATCTGGTCGATGTCCTCCGTGTACTTCGCCCAGATAATCCCTTGCCCAGCGAAGTCCTGGGTAAGGTCGAGCAGCAGCTCTAGTCTCGGGTTGGGCGTGGCCAGGACCCGCTTGGACGCATCCTCACCGGTGGCGATGAACCCAGCTGTGACCTGTTGCAGACGGATCAACCGGGTCAACACCAGAGGCGCAAGGACCACTTCTCCGGAAGAGAGAAGCGCTAGGAACTCTTCGCACAGCTGGTTGTAAACACGCCACTGCTCTGCGGACATTTGGAAGTAGCGGGTCGTATACAGCTTTGGTGGCAGGTCGAACACATCCGTCTTCAAGACCCGGCTAGCGTGCCCGCTGAGGATGGTCTCGAGCTGATCAATGTTCTGGTAGCCTACCACCTTGGCAAAGTCTCGGCGCACCCCGCCCGCCCAGGTAAACCCTTTCTCGAAGAGACCGAAGTGGTATTTGAAGAGGACGAAACTGTCAAGTCCGTATTGACGCCAGAATTCCACATTGAGGAATTTCATCTGCGTGTATACGTCAAATGGACCGTTCCCGATCGGGGTGCCTGTCAAGATCCGGCGGTAAGTCGCCCGCTTCCCCAGGGCCAACAACGCCATGGTCCGCTTGGCGCTCGGGGACTTGATCCGGTGTGACTCATCCAACACCATCATCGTAGGACCCCGAGCCAGAAAACGTTCTGCTAGCTTGCGACCCGCCTTGGTAACGATGCCGTCGTACGTCATCGCTAAGATTCGGAATCCGTCAGGCTGCAACATCAGGGCTTCTAGCTCACGCCCCGCTCGGGTGTTCGCCTTCGCAGAATAGTGCAACCCCATCACAGGGAGCGGCCCATGCCAGTGGGCGGGCACCTCGTCGCTAAGCCAGTTGCGGTGCACCCCGTTCGGCGCCACCACCAGAAGTCCAGTGATCTTCTGCCGATCACGCAACCACCGAGCCGTGTCTAGGATTGGCTTAGTCTTACCAGCACCCTGTTCCCAAAACAAGCCACGGGACACCTGCTCGCGAGTAGCTAAAAACTCGTCCAGCTGATGCTTGAAGGGTTGGGTCTTGAATTGGAAATCAGGGTGCATGGTGAAACTCCTAGCTTAGCAACGCAGTGGGTCCGCGGCCGATCTCAGCCTTCCCACCAGGGAGCCGGATCTTGTGCCCGTCGCGCTGACCGTCCTGGCGTCCACCGGTGAGGACTCGGCTGTCAGCGGTTGCGCGTGCGCTCTTGAGACGCATATTTCTCTCCATCCACGCGGCCACCTCGTCACCACGTTTCTTGATTCTCTGCAAGGCGCGGTTGACGCACATCAGCGCCTGTGGATTGTGCTCCTGTGCATGTTGGGCATGCTTGAACGTCTGGGCCTGACTCTCCCGCAGGCGCATGCACACGCTGTCCACAACACCCAGGCAATATGCCCGCACATAGGCACCCGAGTGTCCCCGTGCGGCTTCGACACGGAGCTTCTCCACCTGGCCAATCAGGTAGGCGTAAAGGTAGCGCACCGTGTTGACATCCGAGGGACGCCCCACGACGCAGATCTCCGTGCGCAAGTCACCTCGGCGAAAGTAGACTAGGCATTGATTCAGCTTGGCGATGCAGGAGGCCAGGGTCAGGGACCACCGGCTTTTCCAGTTCCGGACAGATTCCAGGGGATCATTGCCGAAATTTTGGATCGGCTCGTTTTCCTCGGGTCCCTCCGTGGCATCAGCGTTCAGGTTGATGCCGCTCACATCGAGCTTGTACTCGTCAACCAACTGCTGGGCTTTAGCAGCCGCCAGCGCAGATTCGTGTTCGTTGGCACTCTCTGCCAACTTGAGGCACAATAGTGCTTTACGAAGAGCTTCAGCGTGGGTCATATGTTCCGTATTCTAATTTTGGTTTTTCGTTTTCGCAGTCCCCGGTCATCGGGAACGGGGATACTATGGCTGAGACCGGGAGAAAGGTAAAGTATTATTTTCAACTATTTTGGAGGACCCTCCTGGACCGTCCGGAAACCCGGCGGAGGTCAAGTTCGCCCCGGCTCCCAAAAGCCGTCCAGCGGACCTCCAGAGGGCGGCGCAGGGCTTTCCTGCGCCGCCCCTAAACCGACGTGTTTATCGCGACCGGAGATACTGCCGGATGGCGTCGGAGACCGGGGAGACATCCGTTGGCCCAGCACGAGGGACCGGCTGCCAGGCAGCTTCTGATCCCGACGAGGCGGGACCAGCTGTCTTGTCAACCGCCGACTTTAGAGCCAGCGATACCAGGTCGAGGTACGTCATAACCTGGGTCGAACTCTGGCTCGTTAGGATGGCGCTATAAGCCAGCATCGACCCCGCCCAGACGAGGCGAGCTTCTCCGGCGGACAGCCCGCCGTTTGGGAGGCTTGTGAGTGCAGCCTCCAGCGCCTCGGCCGAGGGCGGTTTGTCCGCCTTGGAGAACTCCGAAAAGACGCTCGCCACCAGCCCAATGTAGGGACGGGCGTCCGGGTTGTTGTGGATGGCAGCAATCGCTGCCTGTTCGATGGCTACCGGGATTACCGGTGTGGCGAATCTCATCGCCTGGCATCCGACGAGGGCCAGGGAGAGCGTTAGGACTGCTAGGGCGTGTTTTGTTTTCATAGGAGTGTGTAAAAGAGCCAGAGCACGCTTACGGCCATTGCCCCCAGCGTTGCTAAGAGCAGGAGCCGAACCTTTCGAGCAATGCGGTAAATGTCTTTAGCGGTGTGGCAGTTATTCATGGTTCTTGGCGATTGCTCGTTGTTGAACTTCTCGGCGGAGCTGCTCGTTTTCACGTTCCAGCCGTTCCAACTCTTTCGCGAGCCGATTCAGTATTTCGGATACTCGGATCAGAGCCTCCGTAGCCCGGACCAGTGTCTCGGTGTTGATCTTAATGGTCTCCACCAGAATCTTTACCAGCTCCGAGTGGGAAGACTGAAGCCAGCGAAGAAGAAGAGCACACGCTGTCAGCAGAATTCCAACCGGAAGTCCAACCTTCTCGACGAAGAAGGAAAACGATTCCCCCGACACGGGAGACGCTTCTGACAATATGTAGAACACTCCCACGGGTATGAGCCCAAGAGCTGTTCCAGTCAAGAATCCAGCGATGCTGAAGAGTAGGTTCATTTTAATTTGGTTCGTGTCTGATAAAGAAGGCCGGGAATTGCCCCGGCCCATCATGGGTTTCCGCTTGTTCCGGCTCCACCATTGTAGAGACTCGAAATATCTGCTGAAGTCAACGCCACATCATACACGCGCACGTCGTCAATCGTGCCATACAGGCGCGTGGAGGCTCCGCCATACATCATCTGCATCGGAACTGATTGAGCGCCTGTGCCCTTGGTCCCGACACTGAATGTGGAACCTGCTGCAACGCCATCCCAATACCATTGCCCCGAAGTGCCATTGCACGTCACGGCAATGTGGTGCCACGCAGAATTCGTCCAATAAGCAGGGGACTCAGTGTTGATCGTGTAGTTTCCAGCAGACCCATAGAACACCAGCAAAGCAACGCGATTGGTGTTAGCGGCGGTTAGCAAACTACCGTAGGACAACGCGAAGCCCTTGCTGCTTGAACTGGTAGTGTTCCCCAAAATCCCTTGGGCCGTATGTAGGCTTCCAGGGTGAATTCTAGCCCAAAACGCAATCGTAAACACTGCGTTGGTGTGAATGAACGCGCAGTAGTTCGTGCTATTGGCTGAACCGCTGGCGATGTCATAAATGTAGGCTTGGTTTCCTGAGCCATGAAGAGCCTTTCCAACTACCCCATTTGTCCACACCGGAGCAGGACTGCCGGCAAAATACCCCGGCATTGAAACAGTCTGCGCATAGTTCGTGATCGTGGTGCCGGTGTTTTCATCCATCTTCCACCAGCATTTCAAACCGGCTATTGTTGTGCTAGTTGGCGCAACTCTATTGGCGCCAGCCAATCGCCCAGGCGGGAAGGCATGCTGGCCTGTCGCGCTAAAACAAATTGCGACAATGGCGAATAAGCAAATAAACAGTCTCATGGAATTAGTTATTAGGCGGTTGTAGACAAACTGCAACATTCGTAGCACCAACGCCGTAGGATGCCGTTGTAAAAATCCAACATCCATTCGACGCACCCAAAGTCACGCCATTGGTTGTGAACGGACCCATTCTAGTCCATCCAGACGGGAAAGAAAAAGTGAACGCATTATTGGTTGCTTTCAAGAGAAACTCCCGCCAGACATAGGACGACAGTTGATTGGTGGCATGTAGCCAATTGACTGAATTGGTCAATGTAATCGCGGATGCCGGTATGCTGAGGTCAAGTATTGCATTTGACGTTGAACCAGATACGCGACCCATAGCAGTTGAAACTTGAACAGTGATATTGGTAGCCTGGATGTTTGTAAGCGCCTCACCACTTCCGCGAAAGTATTTGGCCGTAATCCTTGACCCTGATTCAAATATCACCCTATTTTCAGCATCATCCCCAGCTGCTCTTAGTGTCAAGGAATCAGATGCCTCAAAAATTGACGGAAGCGAACCACTGCTATCACGCATTGTAAAGGTGCTTCCAGACAAGATATTGTTGCTGACTATGAGATCAGAGCCAGCGAATTGGAAGCCGTTAGTTGCCGCAAACATCATTGCGCCCTTTGTGTTATTTGTCACAATGTCTGTTCTTGGGGCACTAACAATCATCGCTCCAGGACCAGCCACAGCAGAGGCACCGATAGCAATTCCATAGCCAGCGATCACGTTGTTGCTATTGCCATAAGCAAACACATTGTAGCCAAACACATGGTCGAACGCGCCGTTTGCTGTGCTAGCATGACCAATAGCATGAGCGTAGTTAGCCCCAGCGGTAGAATAGTGGCCAATCACTGAGCTTCCAGCAGTGCCTCGGTTGACTGCGCCAACGCCAATGGAGATAGGCAAGCCAAGAGATACCGACGAGTCGGTTTGACGCACATACTGCTCGCCACCAGAAATTCCAAGGCCAGACAATGAGTTTTGTGCAAATCTGGCCATACCCAAAGATGTTTTATAGCCGGTTCCAGTATCGCCGTATGCACCCGCCGAATACACCATCAAAATTGTGCCGTCGGACAATTCCACAGCAGTAGATGACCCAACGTTACCCGGAACTGTAGCTGCGTAAGTCCACCAATTTGCCTGCCCATTGGTTCCCGGCGTTGTGCCATACATCGGCCTAAGTTGTAACTGCAAGCCGTTGGTTAACCACTGGTTAGTGCATGTGGCCACACGAATGCCGTATTGAAAACCATCTCCCAGTAATATGGTTCCGCCACGACGGAATCGGACAAACGCAGGCTCTTCAAAATACGTGCCCCCGTATTGGTTGAAGTGCGTTACGTCATTCGTCGTTGTTGCCAGCTTTGTCCAGTTAGTCAAATCAGTGCTGACCGCAGGCGCGATAGACCATGTTCCATTACCGCCAATGCAATACCACATCACGTAATTGGATGGATTGACCATTGTAACAGTGGGGGCATACAACCCTTGGATGTAGGTGCCATTTGTCTCCCACGTCTGAGTAATGGGCACGAGTGGCGCTCCACCATTCACCCACGTATAGCTTGCTGGATTGCTCCAATCAGTGCCAGCCAACGCAATTTTGGCTCCAATGCTCATCAGGCCGTTATGCGGGCCATCCATTGCATAGAGCGCCAAAATCCCAAAAACCCACAAGTTGCTGTTCGCGTCAATGACCGGGAATGGAGATGTTATGGCGCACGTTGGCGCGTATGGAGTCTCATTGGTGGCTGCAATAATCCCCTTCGACTGCCACGAGTATCCTTGGTTGGTAGAAGTCATCAGCCAACACTGGCCGTAAGCCAGAGCGTTTTCGCCGTTCAACGGAAAGCCGGTGTAGAAGCAATACAAAGTTCCGTTGTGCTCAACCATCCCAGGGTCACGCGCACCCTGATAATGTCCAGCAATGTTCGTTCTGTGCATGATTGGCGATGGCGAATCATACAGCAATTGCCAACCAGAGTATCCGCCCCAAACGCCAGACGCCGGATAGAAGCCATTTGTATTCGCGCTGGCAGCCTCCGCCGAGGTCGCCAACCGCAGCCATTGGCCGTTGGTCCCGCCGGCATGTGCAACGCCGTTTTGATTGACAGAGAATCGTGGATAGGGCTGCTGGACATTCCAGTTTGTAGTTGTTCCCAGATGCAGCCCTTGGAGGTTGGCTGTGCCGGGCACGTAGTTCTCAATGGACTCACCGATAGCAATAGCGTTGTTGGTATAAGAGGCAGCACCCGACCCGACAGCCACGCCGCCACGCGCACGCGCTTTGGCAGCGTAACCCACCGCCACGCTGTTGCTCGCCTCGGCACTCATGCCTACCGCTACACCCCGGTTTGTTCCCCACGCATTCAACCCCACAGCAACGGTGTTCGTGAATGCCTGCGAACCAGCGCCAACAGATACGTCATTTTGATTGCCGAAACCTTGGACAACGACGGAATTCAGGTAGCCTGTTTTGTAGCTGCCAACCACAGCAGACTGGCTTCCTGCGTGCGCATTGGTCCCGATTTGAATGAAGCCGCTTGCACCATACAGGCTTTGAGTGTTGGTTCTCAGAATCCAATCGCCGATGGCATTGGTAGGAACAGCAACATCACCAGTGGCCGAAAACACAGGAACTCCATTGCTGAGTGAAATAGATATTCCCGTTCCAGGCATGAAATTAAAGTTGGTGATACTCCAGCCATCTCCTTCAAATGACCCCATAAAGCTAATTGGCCGATTGGAGTCACCGTATATAGCAGGCTGATCATCGCTGAATTTAATAGAATTGATGAACCTAACTCCCTCAGACGCATCACGATATACCACCGGAAACAGTTCAGATGCATCTTCAATTTCAGCCAATGGCGTTCTAACTACGTTGGTCCCGACGGCATTGGTCGCCGCCGTTTGGGCTATGTTGGTGGATTGGGAGAACGTCGTGTACTGAGCCGCAATCTGCGACGCTGTCAGGAACGAGGAGGAATTGAAAGACGACGGCGTCCATCGCATTAGGTCGTATGCCTCCAGCATAGACGCTGAATTGGTCACCGTCAGGTAGCCCACCTGGGTCGCCGAAAACGTGACCTGGTAATCCCCCGGCTCCATCGTGTTAGTAACCACCCCGTTGACCGGGGTAAGGCGCACCGGATTTCCGGCGACAATGTAGGACCCCGTTCCCGGAGCGGGGAGGGAGATTCCCTGGACAGAAAAGGACGAGGTGAAGGGTTGTCCAGTAATCTGTCGGACATCAAACCGAACCTCCGTCGAGGAGGCGCACAAACAGGCCAGCCAGAAAACCAGTAAGGTGGAGAACGTACGGGTGGAGCGCATAGAAATAGCTTTACTTTGAATTCAAAAAAAGTCAAGAAAACTTTAATTCGCCAGCTCCCGCAACACCGGTTTCCCGTCCTCCAGGGGTCCGTTGGACGGCTTTTGGGAGCCGGGGGAGGAGTTGACCTCCGCTGGGTTCCCGGACGGTCCTGGAGGGGTTCCAGGGCTCCCAGACACCAGCCTCCCTGGAGGTGGGTACGGATACCGACGATTCAACTTCTGGCGCCGTTGGGGGCATTTACACTCTCGGCCAAACGTCTTCTTGTGCCACCGGCTGTAAGCCTCACTTCGCTCCGGTCCGATCAACCAATAAACGGTGTCCCCAACTCCAACGTCCTCCGGATTACGGAACTGAGAAACCACACGAGCCCATATGGGCCACACCGGGTTCTTCCCCCTCTTTGCGACAACGGGTCTCCGCTCGAGCCCAAGAACAAAACGCGGGAGTTTCATGTTAGCTTTCCGTTACAATTCCCCAGTCAAGACCAGCCCCATCAAGCACATCTGGCGACACGTAATCAGTCCCTGTTGGCCTTGTCTCGCAATCCACCCCAGAACCAAGAGAGTCCGTGTACTGATTGCTGTGGGTCTGCTCCTGGCAGCAACGAGTCCAAGTTGACGTTCGCCCAAGTAGGGTCTTCGTCAAAACCACGTACCCGATGCTCTCCTCGGGCCCATAGCCTCCGGCTTCGTCAAACCACCGACGCTGCGCACGAAGGCCAGACTCCAGAAAGTCTTCGACCACGCTCATCGAAAATGGTGTGTCCTGTGTGCAGTCGGGCGCATCCACAATCACTACATCCGCGATGTCCTCCTCGTTCGTTGACTCCACACAGTCCAACGTATGGGCGGTTTCCGAGCAGTCTGTGAACGCGGCGCCATCGCTCAGTCCAAAGCCCATCAGCATGGCCTCGCCGTCTGCTAGCGCGTGGGCCAGCGTATAGGGGTCGGAGAGCGTTACCGCGTAAGTAACGACAATCGTTGCGGCCGCCTTGTCAGAGTTGTCCCCAACAACAAAGGTTCCTGTCAGGCCGTCCTCTGAAATGACCGTATCGTCGTCGTAGAGAATAAGACCCCCAGTGGAAAGCGCCTCCAACGACCGAAGCAATGCGGTCAAGGCAACGTTCTCTCCGTTAGCATCGTTCGCATCATAGCCCGACGGGAGCGCCGGGCACGGGCATCCCTCCATCGGGGTCGTCGGGGTCAGGCTTGCAAGCGCTGGTTCAACCAGGTCAACCAGGTCCTCGTCCACCGCGCAGTTGCAATCCGTCACCTTGTTCTGTGTTTGCTCCACAAGAACACTGTCGGTCAGGCACACGCTATCGCACGTGAGCTTGTGGTAGGCCGGTGGGTAGCCTGGCTTACACCTGAATCCAACCAGCTCGTGGACGGGGAACCACAGCCGAATTGTCCCGTAACGGTTCCCGACTTGAACCGGCGTCCCTGGGGGATGCCACTCCCCGTCTTCCGTGAGCGTTGTAAGCGCCTGTTCTAACGTCGCCGTAAACGTCGTCGTGGTCCACGTCCAGTTCGCAGGGCTTCCGTCGTCGTGGTTATAGGCCGTAACGTAGCTGCTACTTCCGAGAGGATACTCGAACGAACCGATGCTATAGTCCCCGCCAGACGGGGTGTAGGTGGAATCAATGGCCCTCGTCCCCGCATATTGCTCGCGGAGTTCAACAGTAAGCTCCACCGCAATGCGCCGGTACTTGGTCGTATAGACACCAGTGGAAGGGTTAGCATTCAGCGGCAGAAAACCCGCCCACCGCTTTACCGCCGTCACCCGCAAACCCGCACACAAGCCCAGGTCACGGTTGCAACAGTTGCAATTGCCTAGGTTTCCCATACCCTATGCGAGGCCAATGTTCCCGGTCAGCGCAACAGGTACCCGAAACACCGTCTCTTCTACGCCATAGCAGTAGTCTAGCGTAACGCTCCAGATTCGGGGCGGGATATTGAGGTCAATATAGCCTACATCAACGTCATCCACCTCAACCCCCGTGTAGTTCACCTGGGCCACGACCAGATAGTCTCCCTCCGTGTATGCCGGGGCTACCGCTGGAGCAGCGTGTGGCCACTCCTCCGGCGTCGTTGGCGCTGTTCGAAGCCAGTGGGGTATGGCGACCAGGATGTCAGAACCGACAGAATCTCCCGCCGAGTCCACTCGCCGAACCGTCACGTAGTTGCTTGCGAGGTCGTCAACATCTGTGATCTTTGCTATGAAGAACTGGGAATCGAAGGGCAGGGTCTTCGGGAAGTCAACAACCAGGGTTGTTCCACTAGGGGTTCTCGTGAGCCGGCCACCGATGACGTTGATTAGTGTTACGGAGTTTATCTCCTGGACAACACGCTTTAGGAACACCGCCAGCTTGGAATCCCCGGTGGGTTCTCGGATCATAGGAGAGCACCTCCTGGCAGGATGTCCTTCGCCCACAGGCCAAACTCGTACTCGATGGAAACTTCCCGCTTCGAGTTCGTCATCCGGAGTGTGGGCATCTGTTTCCACCAACCGTACGTCATGTCAATTCCGCTGCGACTAACGTCCCCGGTTGGGAAGATGTCCAACGGAACGTAGAAGTTCGGCGGAACCCGCTCGAGCCTGTGCATGGAGGCTTGCGAAAACACCCTTCCGTGGTTCTGGAAGAGGAGCCTCGAGGCTATGCGAATTGGGATGTAGGAGGAACACTTCAACACCGGAGCAGACACGGGGTAATACTCCACGCCAGCCTTCAGAAGATTGAAGACCTTTAGACATTCCGTTGAATTATGGGTGAACTCGGGCGGTTCCTGCGGGGGGAGCTTCTCAGACAGCTTGGTGGTGATGTCCGTGATGTCTTCCGGGGTCAGAGAATTCACCAGCGTGCAGTCAGACTCCAACAACTTTTTCTGGGTTCTCGAAGCCCCAAGCTCCCAAACGGTATTCTCCTCCGAAGAAGACCCCGTTCCCCCATCATCCCCGGCTTCTGTCGCCAACGTCCACAATGTTCCCGCCTGCTGGGACAGGGTGTAGCCAACTCCCTGCGCCCGTAAGAGCGCCGCAATGGTCTGGAGCCGCTCGAGGGTTCCTCGCCAGGTTTGGGTCAGCGTTCCACCCCGGACCGGAGACCACTTATAGGACTGTGGCTGTTCAACCGGTCCCTTAGTTCCAAGCATGGTCACACTCATACTAGTCAAGCCCCAAATCGTCAGTCAATTTATCAGACAATCCCGCGATCCCATCGTTGATCTCCGACAACAGCCGGTTCGTTTCCTCCCCGATTTGTTCCAGAGCATTGCGTCCAGAGCCCAGGAAGTTGCCGACCCGGACCAACTCATCGGCGTCCGACTTGAATTTCTTCCCCGCGTCCCTCTTCTCTTCAATGCCATCAAATCCTGGCAACGAACTCATCGCCTTCCGGCGGGCATTCTTGGCGGCAACATCGTCCTTCAGCCCTTGAATCATGGCCTGCCAGGCGGTTGTTTCAGAGTCGTGTACTTCGCCGGCCGAGGCATAGTCGAACTTCTTTCCCGACAGTGCCCAGTCGCCGAGAAAGCCTCCAAAAAGGGAGATCATCTTGTCCTTCTGGGCATCCCACGCATCGCTCGTTGTGTCCGCACCGAAGATGTTACCTGCCATATCGGCAGCGTAGTTCGGAAGAAACCGAAGAGCACCCTTCACCCAGTCTTCCGTGCCCCACTCCGAAGTCCCCGCCCCGAGGAACCCGCTGTTGGCCTTCAGTTTTCCGACCATCCGAACAATCCCCTCGATGGTCCAGATGATGGCGGGTGCCAAGTTGGCCCGAAGGACAGTTGAGAGAACCGTAAATTCGTCCCCTATCATGTCGAGTTGCTCAACAACCTCCTCCGAAACCACAGCACCAACCTTCCGTGCCTCCTGCGCCTTGTTTAAGGCACCGTCAGCAAAGGCTCCCGCCAGTTTCCCACCTGTCCTCACACCAAGTTTAGCAAGAGACGCCGTCAGTGCCTGGGTGTTTCCGGTCTCAAATGCCTTCCCGATCTGCGCGAGCATTGGCTCCGCTCGTCCCTTCAACATGTCTAGCTCAATTCCGAAGCTAGCTCGGAAGACCTCCCGGATTTCCTCCCCACGTTTTCCACCCTTTAGGGCCGTGACTCGCGCCTTGTTCAGTTTCTCCGTAAACTTAGCAAGATCCTCCATCGAGGCACCACTCTGTTTTAGCCCGTAGTCCATCTCCTGTAGCCACTCCGTAGAAACGCCCAGAGACGTCGCGACATCGGTGAGAGAACCCGCCCAATCGATGGTTGACTTTACGGCTGCGGTGATTGATCCAACAGCAAATGCCCCGGCAATGGCCGAACGGAGGTTGGCAAACGGGGCGCCAGCAAGGCGGTTGATCTTCCCTTCAAAGCGATCTAGCGTGACGAACGCTCCTGAGCCATCGACTTTTAGCTTAACTATGAGGTCCTTAGCCATATTACCCCCAAGTACCTACGCCCCAGCGGGGCGGTTTCCCGTCCTCCAGAGGTCCGCTGGACGGCTTTCGGGAGCCGGGGGAGGAGTTTCCCTCCGCCGGGTTCCCGGACGGTCCTGGAGGGGTTCCAGGGCTCCCGGACGCCGGTTTCGGGCCCACCGGGGCAGGGGAAGCCGGTTTTTCGTCCTCCAGGGGTCCGCTGGACGGGTTTTTAGGGTCCCGGGAGGAGTTTCCCTCCGCCCCCAGGTCGGGTTCCGTCTGCGCAATCTCCTCCTCCGTCATAAAAGAGATGGCTCCAAGGTGTTCCGCCTTGCGGAAGAAATGGATCATCGCCTCGCGGAAGGGCATTTCCAGCGCCTCATCCCGGGTAAAACCCGAGTTCGTAAGGGTGAGGACCACGTTCTGAGCCCAGTCGCCGCCCGTCTCCTTCGGTTCCTTGTCGAACCAGACTCGGGGCATCTCCGTTGACTCCTTGATATACCGCAACAGTAGGTCAACTTTCTCCCCCAGGTCAAAGTTCCCCACCTTCTTGGCCCACTGGTACACAGCGTATCGGGCCGTGTCGTACCCCAACACCCGTTTCGGCGTAAGACCAAGGACGTAGGAGATGTATGCCCAGGGGTAGCGCCAAAACGAAAGGGACTCCGCGGAATCCAGGAACTCGGAGAATTCCTTGAACCCCATGGAGCACACTAACGACATCAGGACAACATCGTCTCGAGTAGCAACCCCGCTCTCGTCCCGGACGAAAGCACAGTCCAGCCGCTGGAGCCAGATGTAGTGGCCCAACGAGAGCGGGCGGAGCCTTCGCCCCAACACCACGTAGGGTGTTGGGAGAATGGCCTCGACGAAACTATTGGGGTTGGTCCTCAACTGGCAGCAGCGGTAATGCCTGCATGCGCTTCGAGAGCCAGCGTGATTTTGGCCGCGTTGTTCGAACCCTTGGTAATCTTCGGCTCACCGACGACCACCCAGTTCGTCTTCACGAGGGCTGGTAGGTTCTCACACGCCGTGATGACGACGAGGGTTCCAACATCGGGAATCGTTGTATTCGAGATTGCGTTCGCCTTCGTGGATCCCTTGGGAACATACTCCAGGGACGCTTTCTCCCCGGGATTGTAGAACGTCCGGTTCACAAGGGCACCTTCCCCGTCACGAACCTGCTCCTCGTCTGCGCTCTTCGAGTAATCCGAAGACTGCAGGAACATTTTTCCGGTGAGGAGAGACGACGCAATTCCGTCAGTTCCTGCGAACCCGAAATTGACAGCGGCACCAAGTTGCGTAGGCATGAGTTAAGTCCTTTCGTTATGGTTCCGTTACAATGAATGACACCCAACACGCAGAACCATTTGCGCGAAGGTAAATCGTTGTGGTCCCAGCCGGGCAGGGGACATACGTCCCGTCCTGTGCCTCGAGCTTGGCAAACTTGTTCGTCCCACCAGAGTCCCACGCCAGCTCGACGTAGTTAGTTTCATCCTCGTTGTAGAACGCCGCTCGTTCAATGGACGACAGGGACACGACCGACAGCGCCTGCCAGGAGCCGGTGGCAACTTGTTGGCGGGAGGAGTGGGCACGGCCAGTCAGGTCTCCGACGAACTGACCACGAAGCTGCAAGGCGTGGCCGGCCGAGGGCTGAATAACCAACTCGAAGGATGCTCGTTTTTCGTTTGCCATAGGTCAGACCTCACACTTTGCCAAGAAGCTCAAATCGTAGCTAAACATGCCGCTGTCCCAGTTCGTAATGACGCCACCCGTGTGGGTAAGTGCCCGAACCGTTTCATCGGCTCCAACAGAAGTGACCAGCTGGACGACACCCTCCAAAAACTCATACAGAGTTTCGGTCGTTCCATCGGGAAGGAGTATTTCCCCGTTAGGCAGCAGCGCCTCCGTATCGCCCAGGGGGAGGGAGTCCATCACAAACTTGTTCGGGTGCATGTAGAACCGGATGGCCACGTCCGCGGACTGGAGCGTAGTTGCCCCTTCAATCTCAGACACCTCCTGGGCTAGCGGGGTCCACCCAAAGATGGGTTGTACCGCTAGACAGAATCCAACCGTTGACAAGAGGTCGTCAATCCTCGAGTCTCCGTATCCGTAGTCAACAAAGCTAACCACCCCGCCAACGTTCCCGTTGAGAAGCGCCGAGTGGACAGCCGGAAGGACTTCGTGTAGCTTAAGCATTGATCCACTCCTTCTCCATGCGCTGAGCGATGTAGGCCAACATGTCCCGCTCGCGGTCTCGGAATGCCTGATCGATCGCAGCCGCTCCCTTCTGCGTTTCAAGTCCGCGGACTGCTCCCGCAGACAACTTAGAAAGCTCGGCCGACCACGTCATCAAGAACGCAGACCCCTGGGCGTCGGTCTTCAACCCAGCCGTCGAAAGGGTCTCTCCAGTCTGGCGCGACACCACGCGAGCCAGCCCTGAAATCTGTCCAGCAAACCGGGCGGAAAATGCGAGAAAGCCACGCGCCCGTTCCCGGTATCGGAGCTCCAGCTTCGCCATCATCTCATACAACGCATCACCGGTGTCCCAGCCGTTCGCCCGAAGAGACGCAAGCTCCTTCCGAAGCCGTCGGTCCCGCTGGGAGTTTTTCGGGGGAGCTTTGGCTAGGGTTGAGATAGAACCCTGCTGAATACTCTGCCGAATGCGGAGACCCTCCCCTCGGCGAAAGGCAGCCATCCGGTCCGTCGTAACCGAACCCGGCTCCGGAGCAATTTCTCGAAGACGGCGGGCGATATCAAAAGACAGCTTCCGGCCCTGGAGCAGCAGGGCATCTTGCACGCTCCGGCCATCTTTCCTACACCACGCACGAATGAACGTGCGGAGGGTCTGGCTGAACTGTTCGTGGTTAGAGGTCACAGCTTTTTGCAGTAAGCTACCCAGTTTTGACCGATGTCCTCAACGTGACTCACCAGATACTGCACGTTATCCACACCCTGCAGCAAAGACCCAACAACCACATTGGTGTTCCGGAGAAACTCCAAGACCGCAGCTCCCCGACGACCGTAGTTGACCTTGGACCGGTCCAGCTTCTTTAGCTCTGCCTCGCCTCGGACATGCGTAACTATGCACCTAACAGGCGAGGCTGCGGCATTTACAAACCGCAGGTCCTCCCCCGCGACGGACAGCAGCGTCTCGAAGGAGGACCTGAGGATGATGTTGGACGGAATGCTCACCGACCGTAGAGGAGACGAAGTCCCACCGTCACCGTAGCGTTCGTAAGAGACGAACTCGCCGACGCGTTGGTGACGTAGTGGATTTTCGTGTAGGCACCAAACGCAACAGGGATGTTTGTGCCCCAGCTTCCGGTCACCCCAGCATTGGTACTAGGAGGCGTCCAGATGACCGTGCGGTAAGGCGACTCCCAGGTCTGCCCATCAATGGAGTGGGAGTAAACAATCCGGAGGGACGGTTCCCCCGCCGCTGTTGCGCTCGCGACGCCAGACACTTGGACGTCAAACGACGTCACCTTCCGGGTGTCAATCGTCGCCGTGGTGTTCAAGTTGACAGCGGAGTTCGTCAGAATCCCGGAGCTGAGCAACGTGATAGGCGCATAGGTAGCGCCCGGTTGAGCCTGGGCGGGCGAAGCCAACGCCAGGGTTACGACAATGACCCCGAGGGCCATGAGTTTGAGTGTGAGTGTTTTCATACGAGTGTTGTGTGTTTGTTTCTTCGCGACGACCGTCGCAAATTACTTCTTGGCCTCTTCCTTCTTGGCCTCTTCCTTCTTGGCCTCTTCCTTCTTCGGAGGGGGAGGCGGAATGTGCCGGGCAGCCTTGAGAGCCATCCGCTCCAGCGGAAACACCGCCAGGAAGCCTGGACCCTTGTCAGGGAACTTGACCTTGGCTTCACCCACGAGGCGAAGCTGCTCCGCAAAGAGGACCTCGGGACCATGGACGATGACCGGAGTCCCGTTGAGTTGTGGGCTAGTAAAGCCCAGGGTAACAGAGAATTTATTCATAGTATTGAAAGCGGGACCAGGGTTGGACCCGCCCGCCCATCACAACGGGCGGGTCCGTTCCCTGAACCCACCAATTTAGTTGGCCTTCAAGAAGATGCCTGCGGTCGTGTCGAGCTTGGCGGCGCCAAACATCGCATCGAACGAGCACCACATGGCACGAGACGCCGTGCTGAACCACAGATACACGGCGAACGACAGACCCACCTCGGGGACTTCCGCGGTGGACTCGTTGAGAATCCCGCCTGGGATTTGCTGCCCCACCTGGGGCGGAGTGAGCGGGAGACCCGCAACAGCGCCGAGCGCCTGGCGGTGGCAGGCGAACCCGCGACAGCCAGCCCCAGCCCCGGACCACTCCGTGTTAAGGTGGAGACCGTCCCACCCATAGTTCCGGACGATATCGTCAGACCCGTTGCGGACACCCGTCTGGAACATCGTCGGCACATTGAGGAGCTGAGCGATGAACTCACCATCCAACATGGCGTGGCGTTCATCGGCCTTCTTGAGAGCACCCCACAAGAGCGCCATGTCAGACCACCCGAAGGCTCCCGGCGGAGTAATGTAGCTTCCACCGTTGTAGTTGGCGAAGTTGGCCTCAGTGATGTCCGCCGTGGCAACCTGGATGAGCTTGTTGGCGAACGCCGCCATATTCACGCGAACAAGGTCCTCCATCCGAAGACCGCTGTTGAGGTCATCGTTGCTGACGTGGAATGGTTGCGTGTACTGGTTGACAGCAATCGGAGCGTTGGTAACCACCGAATTCCCAGACTCGAAGTTCGTCGCGTTGGTCTGGGTCGTACTGCCACCCGTCACCTTCTTGACCTGACCGGTGGAGCGGGGCTTGTAGCGATCCGTGCTGAAGTCGCGAGTGAATGCCTTGAGAGCGGCCAGGCGATTCTGCAGCGGGGTCACCGCACCTTCAATCAAGAAGGCTGTCACCAGCGTGCTGCTGTAAGTGTTGGCGGCAACCGGAGAAGCGCCACCCATGCGGGCAGCGTACGGATTGACGATGCGATTCTCACCGCGAGCATCGCGAACCAGGGCGTCCTGGATGAGTTCGTTCCAGTCGCGAGTGAGACGAGAGAACCGTTCACCCTTCGGGAGCTTGAAGATGGGCTCCAGCGGGGACTCCGCACCCAGGGTCACGACGGTTCCGCTGACCACGGGGGCAGCCAAGGCGGGCTGGCGCTGACGGAGCGTGCCCAACACCGTCTCGTCGTTGAGAGCGGCACTGACCAGGAACGTACGCTCAGGCTTGGTCACCCGACCCTCGGCGATAAGGCCATCAATGGCACCCTCCACCTCCCGACGACGAATCGCCTGGAGCGCAGCGGAGAGCTGCTGAATCTGGCCGGTCAGGTCCACCTGGGGAGCCGCAGCCACCGGGGGAGCCTGGGGGACCACAGCCACCGGGGGAGCCGGGGGAGCAACCTTCTGTTTGTTGAACGCGGTGGATAGCGCTGCAAGGATTTGCTCTTCGCTTGCATCGTCACCGATGGTAACGCCCATAGCACGAAGCTGGGCGATCAGTTTGGTCTTATCCATAATGTGTTGACTGTTGTTTGTTGAGCTCCTTGCAGGAGCGTTGCTGGCACCACCACGCAGCGATGCCAAATTCTTGTAGCGGCTTGCGAACACCCTCGAGGGAGTAAGCCCAATCGGTGTTTCGCATTCATCGGAGTCGCCTTCATCCGCCAGGCCGAAGGTCACTGCCTCCGTTCCGCGATACCAGGTTTCGCTCTTCATCGCCCGCCGAATTTCGGGCAGGTCCTTCCCGGTCTTCGCGGCATAAATCTCCGCCAACATTTCATCATGCTCTTCCAGCATGTAGGCCTGCTGTCGCATCACGTCCGCGTCCCCCTGGGCGAAAGTCCACGCATTGTGGATCATCCATATGGCCGACCGCGGACTAACAACCTTACCGGCTGCGAGCGGGATGACAGAGGCGATGGAGACAGCGTAACCATCAATGACCGCAACACAGTCCGCTCGCCGTTCCCGGATGGCGTTATACATGGCGAGGCCATCCATAATGGAGCCACCTTCCGAGTTGACGCGGACCTCAAACTTTGTTCCTTGTGGGATGACTTGAAGGGCATTGCAGAACTCCTTGCTGGTAATACCATTTTCGTCGAAAAAGCTACCCCCAATCTGTCCGTGTAGGTAAAGCCTGGCCGGGACCGCATCGTCCTCCGCACACACAAGCTCGAGACGATTATTCTGTGCCTGCGCGTCCTTCCCAAGTTCACGGACTGCATCCGCCGAAGGCTTGGCCGGACGGTCAACGAACTTCTGGTTAAGTAATTTCATGTGCTCAAAAGATACACGGATTTTTCAAAATGGAAAGTAATTCACACACCCTCCATGACGGTAGCCGGGGAGGTGTTCGATGGCGCCCCCACAGAAAACTGCACCTTTTTGAAGATCCCCTCCACCGGAATCCCAAACTCTTTCGCCAAGTCTTCTGCAAACTTGTAGGATTCCGCCGCTTGCCGAAACTGCTCCCTGTAGTCTTGCTGGCGTTCTGCAAACACATCCTGGTAGGTCAAGGTCCCAAGCTCCAATTCTGTCCTTAGCGCCGAGGCATTCCTGCCAACATCAACATTCGGAGAACGCGGGGGACGAACCACCGTCTTCTGATAGTCCTCAGGAAAATCCCCGTCCATGGACCGGTCATAATTTCGAGCCCACTCCCCGTGCCAATTGTAGATTGAGAGCAGACCCTTCTTAACCACCTCAAAGTTAGTGCGAAATCCGTTGGCACAAATATCCAGGTCTGCTCTGGTCACCGTTCCCTGGAGGGAGTAGGGTGCCACCATCAACTTGGGGATATTGTAGGCAGCACAAATCTGGCTAAGCAGCAAATCGGTGAACCCCGTTTCGGCTACTGTTGGACGATCCCCGGGAAACTGCTCGATCTTCTCCCCCGTCCGGGCATAGATCGTTGACCCTCCCGACAACTGTTCGTAATATCGCGGACGATCCGTCATGTCCGACTGCGGCACGGTTGACGGCGTGCCCACCCCCAGCCGACTCTTGCGAAGATCAGAGAACGACTTCTCACCAGCGTTATTGTACACCACGTTTGCAATAGTGGCAATCCGACGAGCCACTTTCACCTGCATCAGCTGGAGGTCCTGAAAATCATGGAGAAGATTCAACGCGGAAAATCCCTCCGGGATCCCGCGGAGCATTCCCGGCCGACGGCACTTATAGATGTGCGTAACAAACCGGGCATCAACTCGAATGAACCGGGTTCCGCCCAGGAGAGGGCGAGCCAGAATTGAAAACGCGGAGACGTCACTGTCAACAAACCAATAGGCCAGCCGCTCCCCGGTCACCGGGTCCAATTCAACCCCGTCCACAATCTGGTCGTACACAGACCCAGCGACCGACTTTGGTGGAGTCAGGCAACGATGACCCTCCAAGGTTTGAATGCGGGGCTGGTTCTTTACCAACGTCCGAAGGATAAACACCTCCCCGTCGTCAAACAACGCACCCGCCCAATTCTGCTGCTCCTCAACCAACGTCAAGCCAGAGGAGACCGAGGGGCAACAAGACCATCGATCCCAATTCGCAGCGCGAGAAACATTCCACAGCTCCTCGCTGGAATTCGGCACTATTGTCAGACCGTTGGGACCGACTGTGTACTGGATAAACAACGACCGAAGCTTTTGGACTATCGGCGAGTTATTCACCCAATAGCGATGACGCCGAACAAGCTCTAGCCGATCCCCTGCGCTGATGTCAAACCTGGCATCTTGGACAGCCGCGCTGAGAATGCTCCGATCCGGGTACGGTGACTGGGTCGCCTCGTATTTTCCGAGGAGCCTCCGTGCGAGAAAATTTCGGATGCCCTTAAACATCAGAACGCAAATTCCCGAAGAGTTGAATAGTCGCCGTCCGTAACTCCCACCGACTGCATGGCCTCGTGGTCCAGCATATACGCCAACAGCTGCGCATCCGTCGGGGAACCCTCCACCTGGCTCTTGACGTATTCGTAGAGGTCAATCAGAAAACTGATTAGTCCCGCGAGAGACTCGTGGCTTAGAGCACCCGCCTGGGCGGGGGCGGCAAATGTGTAGGACTGACCGTTCGCAGATGCCGACAAAATAACGCCGCCTTCGGTGGACAGAATCCGCGCAGTGCCGAGGTCTAGCAACAGCTCACCGATGGTCTTGCCCGCCTCCTCCGCTCGTTTCGCAACAGAGCGCAAGAACATTCGACGGTAGGCTGATCCGGGAAGCATTGACACAACCCCACCCATACGTTTGTTTTCTCCCTCGTCAAGTTTTATTTTACCCCGGCTCCCCGTCCTCCAGGGGTCCGCTGGACGGCTTTCGGGAGCCGGGGGAGGAGTTGACCTCCGCTGGGTTCCCGGACGGTCCTGGAGGGGTTCCAGGGCTCTCGTCCCCCGAAACAAAAACGCC